GTGATTGGAAAGAAAACGGGAACAGGTAGTCGAATTCAAATCGAACTATTTGACGTATAATAAACGTATGAATATATTCTTGTATATTTGATTGAAATATACACGAATTTAAGCTATATGAATGCTAATGCGTCTTTCGCACCCCGCACTATAATTCATATATTATAGCAAGAGACAATTTCCGTCTTCGATGCGAATAATACCGACAAATGCACCCATTAAGAAATCCGAAAACTTGGTGTAGCCATATGCCTTTTGGTCAAATGCGTGGTATTTTCGCAGTATATCATCCTTTATTATGCTGATACCTGTTTTGTTTTCCAAGATAGATTTATGAACAACATTCCATATTTCCTCAATAGTTACCAAGACCGGTTCTTTATGCAATAAATCCTCTATTTTGGTGTATTTATCACATACGGATGTGAGCGTTTGACTTACATTGGACACTCCAATGCAATAGGCGGTTTTGTTTTTCTGTTTGATCTCCATGATTACATGTCTGTAATCGGAATCGGAGGTTACCAAGTAATACAAATCAATCGTATCATTTGTATACAAAGTTTTCATTATGTCTACACTCATTCGTAAATCAACTGAATTTTTCCCACTAATTTTATCACAATGAACACACATTAAGCCGTTTTGACGAGCCACCTGGTTCCATTTCTTCAGTGCGATTTCAGTCCAATCTGCATAAATGTTATATATAATGATTCGACCATGTTTTCGAATCTCCTGATCGATTACTTGAAAGTGATTTTGATTGATATTTTCTCCATCAATAAATACTGCGATTACCCGGTCAGCCTGTTTCATATATATAGGAAACTACAATAATACTTGCCTATATTATACACAGTGAGTATAGAATATGAGGATACCCGAACGATATATACCCAATACATTGTCCAAGAAGGATTACAAGACACAGCAAAAAAACATCAATAAATCTCGTAGGTTGTATAAGAGTCACACATATTTTACTCGACCCAAGGTAAAGACGTTCAAGTCTCGCAAATCAAACCATCTGAGCCGCGCGCGGCGATTGTATGGAATCGATAAAATCCGACCATCCAGACAGTTAGCCAAGAGCACCGGATGCACCCAGAAATCGTTAGAAAAGATAGTCAACAAGGGACGTGGGGCATATTATTCGAGTGGATCTCGTCCAAATCAGACGGCCGATAGTTGGGGGTATGCCCGTTTAGCAAGTTCGATTACCGGGGGAAATGCATCGATTGTAGATTACCATGTTTTGAAAGATGGTTGCAAATCAACAAGTATAGCATTAAAAAAAGCGCGCAAAACGTGTAAACTTAGAAATAAACGGTGTGATTAATGTTTATTTAACAATATATATTCAATTGAGACCGCATTTATTATTTAGTGGTAAACAAAATATAAAAACAAATGCGTTTGTTTTTATATAATACCGTCGATAATGAACGAAGCAAATAACGTGTTGACTATAAAAACTGTGCAGATACAGCCTATACGTAATATGATCACGGCGATCAAGGACATTCTTACAGATGCGACGATTACATACACGAGTAGTGGGTTGAAAATCATAAATTTTGATAAGACTCATACGATTTTAGTAAACGTCATATTACATGCACATAAATTCGAGATGTATGATTGTAAGCCGGATAAGGTGATTGTATGTGCGAATACAATGCACTTGTTCAAAGTCATTTCGACCATGTCGAACGATGATACATTATCGATGTATATTGATAATGATGATTATCACGACGGTATTGTATCGCATCTTGGATTGCAATATGATAACGGTGATATTAAGCAGTGCTATAGTCAAAAGTTGAGATTGATAGAGCCAGATACGGAGGAGTTGGTCGTTCCAGATGTAGAGTATTCGACAGTAATTAATTTACCCACGTCCGATTTCCAGAAAATTATCCGTGATATGAATGGTATATCCGACCGTATAGAAATAAAATCGGTAGGTAGTGATCTAATATTTTCTTGCGAAGGAAACTTCGCCAGTTCGCGTATATTCCGTTCTGAGTCAGATGGCTACATGGAGTTTATCAATAAACCCGACGCATCTGTGATTATTCAAGGTGAATTTTCATTGAAGAGCCTCTCGCATTTCATCAAATGCACTCCACTATGCAGTCATTTGGAAATGTATCTGGGCAACGATTTACCGCTGATTGTAAAATACGATGTCGCATCTCTAGGCGAGATAAAATTATGTTTGGCTCCTCTTCCGCCCAGTTAAATATCACACTCAGTATGAATACATGTATACAAATTATACATGTATTGAATAATGTCCTAAATATTGTGTATACAATGATAAAGACGATATACGCGAGTTAAGTTAGAATTCAGGAGCGTGTTTTTTAAATAAACAGCCCTGTTTTGATAAATTTACAATTGGTATTAAAACGCCTGGGTCTTGCAACGAATAGTCTTTTAACCAAACCTTTATAATACAAAAGCTTTTCTTTGGTGAAATGGTGATACCATTCAACAAACTACCGTGTTGTTTATCAACACATAGGGATTCTCCGCACAGAGCGTAAAAAAGGGTTTTCCATACTTCATGCACCTGCTTGTTAACCACTTTAAAAGAAAAACATCCTCCTTTTCGGTTGTGCACATCTTCCCACATAGGGGTAATTCCGCTGCGCATAACAAACAACATACAATGTTTTACAATTTTTTCGGATAAATTCTCATTTACCGCAATCAACTCATCAAGTGAATGAATATCCTTCGCAATCAACTTGTAACTGGAAAGATCCCAATTTTTGTCGTTTGGTAAATGGTAATATAGATTCCATTTACCATGCAATTCGCTGTTGTGTGGGACACTTGGACAATCCAGCGACATTCCCGTACTATAGTAGCAGAATAATCTTTAAGCGGTTTGACTATTCTCTTCCTCGGCATTATCGACAATAGACTCCTTTTCTGGTAGAGGCGTTTCTTTTTCTGCATTATTGATAACAACCCCATTTTTTTCTGATAGAGGCGTTTCTTCTTCTTCTTCTTCTTCTTCTTCTTTTGCTGCATTATTGATAACAATCTCCTCTTTTTCTGGTAGAGGCGTTTCTTCCTCTTCTTCTTTTTCTTTTTCTTTTTCTTCTTGTAGAGGCGTTTCGTCTTCCGGCTTAGCATCTATTGCGGGTACATGTCGTTTACAGATCACAATTTGGTTTTCGGTTATTTTCATATAATCAGAGTGAGTCAATGTATGCATATCCACATTGGAATCAATGACCTGTATTGTGTAACGGTCATCGAAAACAAACGGGGTGGGCTGATATTCTAGACATCTACGCACAAATGCGGTTGAAAGTAGATAATTTCCGACACAATACATTTCGCCACTTATAAATGATAGGTCGATCGGTTCGGCCATATCCGGGTGCACATAATTCACCGAAATAGGCACAAATGGACATTGTTTAATGGGCATATCCGGATGAAGGACAATTTCAGAGCGACTACATATATCCACGTGATACAGATTGTTAGTTTTCAATATAACACACGTATCTTGGAAATCACCCGATTCGTTTAAGACCGATAAATACGCGCGGGAGAATTTTGCCGCACATTCTGTATCCGTCATTTCATCTGGTAAGATATCATAGGTTTCGACATAGGTTTTACCATTTTTGTCTACTCTACAAATCTGAATCCATTTCGAACTAGTCGACTCCGACTTCGTATTGGTAACAAATTTATACACCGCATTTTTCGCACATATGACTCGGTCTACTCCATATTGGATATATTCATTCGAATCGTATAAATACACACCCCCTCTTTCCAGATAAACACACATTTTGCTTATTGTCCATAATAATTTTACACCAATCGTCTTGGCTTGTTTACTAGTTACAATATCCTTTATTGAATCGCACGTAAAGCAGAATAAATCGACAGATATATCGAAAACGCTACGTATTCCATATACAACGTATGGAATAATGTTTTCTGCGTCAAACACAGATTCAGACATAATACAATCTATAAGCAGGAATATTTAAGTAGATTGTTTATACAAATTAAATAAAGATAATTCGTCTATAGATAATACATATTTATCATAGAATGTCTCAACGAAACGGCCTGTTTCTATTCCACCGTGACTTTAGGATAATCGATAATATAGGATTAAATTTCGCAAGTAATGACGTAACACATTTATATGCATGTTTTATCTTCACACCCGAACAAGTTACCGGACGTAATCATTATAAATCAAAAAATTCGATTCAATTTATGATTGAAAGTTTGATTCAGTTGTCGCGCGAATTAACGGAAAGTGGCGGTTCATTGATAACCATGTATGGTCAATCATTAGATGTATTGAGCAAATTGGTTCATACACTGAAAATAGACAGCATTTATTTTAATCGTGATTATACACCCTATGCTATAATACGAGACGAAAGTATAAAGAAACTGTGTTTGTCTATGGGAATAGAATGTAAGATGAGTGACGATTACTATCTACATGTTCCAGGAACCATTGGAAATAAGAATCATAAAATGTATCAAAAATTCACCATGTTTTACGAAGACGCGCTGTTGCGAAATGTGGATATTCCAAATCGTAAAACAATTAAAAACTTTGCGAAATCGCACGAACATAATATTGAATTGGATAATGCAATGACTAAGTTTGTTGGAAAAACTCTGAATAATGAACTCGCGGTTCACGGAGGAAGAGATTTGGGGCTCGAGCGATTGAAAAATGCTGTAAAAAACCTGAATCATTATGATGATACGCGCGACATAATGTCTGTCGAAACTTCTCGATTGTCCGCCTACCTCAAATACGGATGTATTTCCGTACGTGAGGTATTCCATGCATTTAAAATCCGTTATAGTTTGCATGCATCGTTTTTACGAGAACTCATATGGAGAGACTTTTTCGCACACTTGCTTTTTGCTTACCCGGATACATTGGTCAGGCTTCACAATGAGGCGTTTCGAAACATAAAATGGAAAAACAATGAAAGGTGGCTGACTGCATGGAAACGAGGGGAAACGGGATTTCCGCTAGTTGACGCGGGCATGCGAGAATTGAATCATACAGGCTATATGCATAATCGTGCTCGAATGTTAGTAGCGACTGTATTAATAAAGGTGCTCTTGTTGAATTGGAAAGACGGCGAGCAATATTTCGCACAACAGTTGGTGGATTATGACGTGGCGTCCAATCTGGGAAACTGGGCGTCAGTTGTGGGCGGCGGGGCATATTCAATGCCGTGGTTTCGTGTAATGAGTCCTTGGGAACAATCTAAGAAATACGACAAGGATGCATCGTATATTAAAATGTGGATCCCTGAACTGCGCGATGTCCCATCAAAGGATATTCATAAGTGGTATAAATCAGATTATCCGACAATATCATATCCAAAGCCGATTGTTGACTATAGTGAGAAGAAGGAGGAATTTTTAGCCATGGTCAAGCAGGCGTATAACAGTTGAAATTAAAATATGTGCATTTCTTAATATATACGCATTGCTTATAGGCAACTTATATAATGTTTTCATTTACGCACCCCAAAACAGTGTGCATGAGTTATTTCCAGCATTTTTGGTTTTCCATGTATTTAGCTAGACGGTTTGCGATAGGTAGTTTAAAGGCGATTGTGCATGCTATATTGCCCGATTATTATGTTACATCGTCTAGCGATATGATAGAAGACGTAAAGGCGGACATGTCCAAGGCAGGATGTATTCATTAGAATATCTATTTTCAGTTTGGATTTTACGAATACAATATATGTTACGTATTGCAAAAGTAAAATTATAACATATTTTCGCATTTAATTTTGCGAAAACATGTAATCGGAATCAGCATAGACGCAGATTGGTTAAATATCTAGTGAAATGGTGTTCTTATCTGAACGCTGCTTTCTGCGGTTAGTCCTCTTTGGTAAATTTGAGTTTTGTCCATCCCGCAATGACGCAGCGCTTATCATAGACTCGTTTTCATCATTCTGCGATCCGCCCAAATTTACTTCTCGCGTCTTCAGCCCCGAAAGAAGGCTGTCCAAATCTAAGCTTTGAGGCCCGCGCATTTCGGGTCTAGCCGAAGGCTGCTCGTTTCTAACCGAAGGCTGCTCGTTTCTAACCGAAGGCTGCTCGTTTCTAGCAGACGATTGAACCTTCTCATATTGATTATCTACACTGACCCCTTCTTCGCGGAACATGGTTCCTCTTCCCATTGAAATATCCGGTCGGTTGTTTGTATATTGCATACCGGGTCGAGTTGGTGGAGCCTGGGATTTTGTCTCAATGGGTGGGGGTGGAACGCCATAAGAAGTGTTGACTTTTTCGTCGGGATGTAAGACGCTGTTTACAAAATCGAAACCTGGACTCTGTTTACTCATAGTTTGAGCAGTCGCAGTCGAAAACATTTTCATTAGCTCGGGGCTCTGTTTGATAACATCGTTAAATCCAGGTGTAGCAGTAGATAAAGCCTTATTCGTAATATTCAGCACTGCTCCGCTAAATCCAACTCGAAGCAACAATGAAACCTCGGGAGACATTTTACCTCCTTTGTATTTATCATGGAGTTCTGCGAAAATTTCTTCGTAACTATCGATATCCTCGTTAATCTGCTCCCCCCAACCATCCAGGTTAAGACCAAATGGGTCGAATACGGCATTACCATATTCAAGTGAGTTAATTAAGGTTGTGAACCACCAGCCCTGCAGTTTAATACTATCCTTTTTACGTTTGTCTTCCATTGCCGTCTCATATTCGTCTTCGACTTCATCGTAATCCGAATCGAGAGTGAAGTGGGAAATATGTTTGATAAGGCCCTTTTCGTGCCATTCCTCCAGCTTTTTAATCATGGCGCGTTGTTTGCGACGTTTATCTCGGTCAGACATTCGTGGAGCGCTAACATTTGGAACATCATTCATTTTACCGAACCCATCCCATGTATTTGTATTTCCCATGCCGTTCACGGTTGCCGACCCAATCTTAGAATCAGTTTCCAATGGAGCAGATGTCTCTTGTCGGCTGCTTCGGCCAAAACTGAACATGTCTGTGAATCCACCCCCGCTTTTGGGTTCGGGTGTAGCCGGTTTATTTGATAGTTCGTTCAACTCGTTCTCCAAATCGTCTAAATCATTCATATCTACTTTGGTAGCTCCCGACCTCTGTTTATCGTTCATTAAAAGCTCTATTCCTGGACCGAAATTAACGGACGGCGATGAATTGCGATGTGCGGAGTGGTCATGGTCTTGCAATTGGAAAGACACAGGTTCAAGATCACTCAATCCAATATCAATGACTTCCATAAAATCAACTTATGATAAGCTTACAATATTTATTTTTAAGTCGTCCGCATAAGTAATTAGTTTTGTGTGTTTTAAATACCAGATTCCTTGTAGGAATGCATCCGCCAAATCGTCTTTCTTGGGTGTATCCAACACATTTACCCAATCGCCTAAACCCATATTTGCCTGTAAAAATTTCCCGCAAAACTCGATACTGTCCTTTTTATGTTGTTTGTATGTTTCACGTTCACTTGAAATTACTAAATGTTTCAGTTTATTTGCCGAAGATACAAATTCTACATGGGGTAAATTTGCCTGCATTATATAGTATTGCGCCAGCATGCCTTGAATCGTTTTCATTCGAGAAGCGATGGTTGATATTTGATTCTCCATAATCACATGAGTAATATCATGTGTGTCGACCAAATTATCTAAACGGCGTTTCATATTTCGTCCAATTGTAATTAAATCGACTTCGCCTGCAGTTTTGCGTTTCTTGGACACGATTGGATGGATACAAGTGTTATCTAGATGTTCGATTAATGCGTCGCAGCAACCCTTTTTGGTCGAAGGCATTTCACGATTCATCCATAATTTGTGCGAGACCCCCATCTCAACCAATGCATCCTTGGACATTTGGCGTATACTCGCAGCAGAGTTGGATTTATTGCGTAACAGAAGAGGATTGTCCTTAATGTATTTCTTCATGTGTGTTTCGCAATAGTATTGATCGCCTTTTACATATTTCGCCTTGCTCGTGCATACCTTGAGCAATTTGCGCTGAGCCAAATTACATGTGCACGATTGTGCAGCCGGCATTTCGTCCATTAAATTCAATATGCCCCAATCTTGGACATGGGTTGAATTATGTTGAACCAGAAACACACAATACGCCATGTTTTTTATCCCGATGTCGAAACTGATCAGTTTCATCAATTGTTATAATGGAGGATAGAGATCTATTTTTATATAGATGTTTATTCAAAGACATTATTCATCGCACAGATGCTTCACACGCCAGGCGATCCGCTTCGCGGTTACCGACAGAATGTATATCAGACGCGTTTGTGTGAGCCTTTACGTAAACCAACCTGCAATTGGGCAATCTATTATAAGATTCATACAATTCTTGGACAAGGTCTTTATTTGGTATGTCTATTTTCCAAGTATTACGAGAACACTTTTCACCATAGCTTGTCGCACACTTTATAGAATATTCGGAGTCGGTTGCGATACATACTCGCTTTCCCGTTTCAAGATCTGCTTGAATTAACCCGATTGCACAAATAATCGCGGTCAACTCGGCCGCATTGTTCGTTTGCTTACCAACAAGGGGACTCGACACATTACGGGGGTCATTTTGACCAAAATATATGCCTATTCCCGCAATAGCGTCACGTGTCCCATTTTTACTGCACGACCCATCCGTATATACATAATAATCTGGGTGAAAATCATCAGCTGAAGTATTGGTCAATATATGATTTTGCACAAATAGATTCGCATCCTCTGCGTGATCAAACTTTTTGAAAACGGCATTGCGGTAACCTTGGACAGATTGTTTACAGTCTGTCCAATTTGAAAAAACGCCGGGTGTGTGGCCGGCGGCTACTGCATAAAACATGATAGAGTATATCACAGATACTCTCTAAATATATTTATCTACAGCAAATCTGAATCGTTTCACACGATTATCAATTGAATCGGACGTTAAAAATACAAACATAGTCAGACTACCGGCTTCGAGCAACTCCTTCATTTTAAGATGCTTTAATCCGTATATCCCATCAAACGGAGATGGTATATGTCTTATGAATACCCTACCTATATAGGAGAAGATTCCCAAACATCCCAGAACGATTATGAGTTTTACAAATTCAATCAGAATATGCAATTTATCTGTATTATCGGTAGGGACATCATAATAGAGTATAGTCTTATCCAAGGCAATGTTTATGAGAATCGCTACTAAGAATTGAATAATTATGATGTAGACAACATTGAATGATTTAACTAGATAGAATCCCATATATATACTGCAATCATTTTTTAGACATGTAAGAGAATAATTGTTCTTGAGTTATGGATTGCGGTTCGCGACGGCTGGCCAATTCCTCTCGACTCAAATACAATTTTTTCAAATCGCTTCGTTCATTGGTAATAGAGGCGGGATTTTTATAGGCAATACCCGTGTTTGAGAGTACGCCACCGCCCCCTCTCTCATTTTCACGAAATCGTTCAAAATAACCGCAGTCATTGCACGCCTCTCTAAAGTTAGACTCTGCGATCTCCTTGGAATTGTCTATCAAATATTTTCTGTACTCCCAATTTGATTTTACCCCACTCTGTTTGATTAAATTACTATTTAATATTGCTTCTGGTTGATATGATGCGATAAGCGATCGACTATCGCCCATGTTGGCGGGAAAGGTTGGATAGACATTATTTGTAGCATACCCCAGTGTCGAAAGGGGCTGTTGCTTTTGGTCGCACGAATATGCGGATGATATTGGTTCGGGTTGCGGATAAGAAAACATTATATATTATTCCATATATATTGTTTTTCAGTGTTCATTCTAAGCTACGACATGATTCTCGATTAATTCTAAAATTTGCGCCTTTTTCATTTTAGAGGCATCGTCGACCCAGCCTCGTTCGGTAATGTATGTTTTTAAAGCTCCTAAAGTCATCTTGGAAAAATTAGGAGAAGTGTCGATTACAAGTCTCGTCACCTCTACGATAACGTCGCTTTCTTTCACAGTTTCAATAATTGCGGGTGTGGATGGTTGAATAATATCCACACTAAGGTTGTCTTCGTCACCGTCGGAGACAACAATTTTTTCGCCGCCCTCACTCTCATCGTCGCTATCACTCTCATCGTCGCTATCACCCTCATCGTCACCATCACTCCCGTCGTCGCTATCATCATAATTACTACATTCTTCTGTGACCGCACACTTCATATTATCGGAAAGTGTGGGTCCATTGCTGTTAGTATACAACCCTTTGGGGTAAGGAGTTACCGGTCGTTCATGTGACAGAATAAACGCCTTTACATTGGTCAATTCTTGAGCCAAATTATTAATAATTTCAAACATAGTATCTTGCTTTCCTTCCGCAATACTTAGACGCTGTTTAAAGTGATAAACCAGTAATAAAATCAACACAAAGGTTATTCCTAAACTAATAAAGAACGATGTCTCTACGAAGTCAAACATAGCTAGCTATTTATACTAATCGAACAAATAAACTGACGCGATTAAACGAACATAAATTATGTAATATTGTATATCCATAATATATAAACACATGGATACCATTTCGAAAGAAACAGAAATAAAAGAATTAGATCCACCAGAAATAGATGAAAACATAGGCTCAAATTCATCGCCAATGAAAATAACGAAAAATGTGATTATTATCATTTTAGCATCACTCTTGATTTTATCATTTTTAGGAGTAAATATATTCCGCAATATAGCAATCGGTATACAGAATATTGTCGTTAAAATATTATCCATGGTGGGATTTTATACTGGTGCTATTATTAATACGTCCGCCGATATAATTGGCGATACTGCTAAGGGAGGTGTAGACATAGCCGAAGGTAGCATTCACTCGATTGGTAATTTATTGCAAAATACAAACAATATGAATGGTGATACGACCGCACAAATGCAATGGAATATGTCGATGTTTAATTTAAATCCAACACCTAAACCCGACGTTTCTAATAATCCACCTGTTGTCAAAGATGTTCAGCCGGATTTAGATACAACATTAAACAATGGGCTTAAAAAGGAGGTTAAATATGAACCGTCCCTCACTTCTTCGCGCGGGAAAAAATGGTGTCCGATTGGACATTCTAATGGGAGTGGGAAATGTATGCAGATCGACGAAAGTCAAAAGTGCATGTTTGGTAAAGTATTTGATACACAGGATGTATGCGAGCAAAATATAGACTCGTCGGCATTTAAAGGCTATGCATCCCAAGAACGAGAAATAAACTGGGGTAAACCTCCGCCTCCTCCTCCACCGGCTGCATTAACTCCACCATATCAACCGCAGATGTTCAATGAATTACCTGGACAATCGTGCGGTCGAATGCCTCCATATTCATATATAGGCGGGTCTTCTTTACCCATTATCAACAAGCCCGTATATCCAGCTAGGCCGGTTTTCCCCAGTCAATTGCAACCGAATAATCCATATCCACCGCAATTGGCGAGACCGTACAGGCCAGAATCAAAATATTCGAATCAACCGTTGCAGGTAAATGCGGATTCTGCTTTGCCGGATAATCAAAATCGTAACAACAATTCCAACAACAATTCCAACAACAATTCCAACAACAATTCCAACAATACTTTGAACCAAAGAAGCGATAACAATTATAATAACACTGCCAATAGTTATGCCCCATTTTCAAGATCCCCTGCTACACCCTCCGTTGTTAACAATTCACCTTCAACCTCAAGTTCGTCATGGTATTCTCAACCAAGTTCATTTCAAGGTTCAAGCCAGTTAACCAGTTCAATAGACATATTATCTGGTCGCGTAGATGAATTAACCGACGTATTGGAAAATTCATTTCCCCGCCCACCGTCTAACTCTCCTGCAGCTGGTATGCTTCCACCCGTTACTGGTATGCTTCCGCCTGCGGCTGGTATGCTTCCGCCTGCGGCTGGTATGCTTCCACCTGCGGCTGGTATGCTTCCACCTGCGGCTGGTATGCTTCCACCTGTGACTGGTATGCTTCCACCCGCGGCTGGTATGCGTTCACCAGCATCTGGTATGCTTCCACCTGTGACTGGTATGCCTCCAACTTCGGCTGGCGTGCCTCCAACTTCGACTGGTATGCGTTCACCGGCGGATGGTATGCTTCCACCTGTGACTGGTATGCCTCCAACTTCGGCTGGCGTGCCTCCAACTTCGGCTGGCGTGCCTCCAACTTCGGCTGGCGTGCCTCCAACTTCGGCTGGCGTGCCTCCAACTTCGGCTGGCGTGCCTCCACCTGCGGCTGGCGTGCCTCCAACTTCGGCTGGTATGCCTGTATAAATTCGCATCAAAGAACATTTATTTTCACAAACGGGTATATTATCTAGCATAAATTAAAAGGCTTTTTCAAATACACTATTGTAGTATCAAAGCAATTGCAATGAGCAAATACAAACGACAGAATACAAGAATTGATGCCGTATGGGTACCAGTAGCGTTAGTTATTATATTAGTTCGTGGTGCTAGGCAAATGCCTTCATGGGTTCGCCGCTAAGCCGCCTCAATGAACCATAGTGTTCAGGCAAGGTCATAAACGAAATTTCAATAAATGGGATACTAGATAAACGGAAGCAGAGGGATGGATAATTAGATGAAAACCGTAAAGAAAGTTTTTTCATCTAATTGGGTTTTGAACCAATTTGACTAACGATTCATTGGGGTAGACGCAATATTCAAATATTCGGAAATAATTTTTCTGCCTTCGCCAATCAGGCGATTACACGCTTTAAACGTAGGGTCTTCTGGATTCATAATCTCACCAACCACATCATATCTGGGGGCACCTCCCAGATTCGAAACAAAATGTTTAATTTGATAAAAATACGTAGGATAATATACTTTCGTCAACCAATCATCGCAAAACCAATTTTTTATTTCGTCCGGAAAATAGAAGCCAAATATATCCATGTGTTTCCGAGAGACAAAAGACTGTGTTTGAATAAAACGACTTCCTCCTGGGCGTGAATCATTTGAGCCATATTGAATTCGACCATAATCAAGTGGTCCAGATAACCCAATTCCATTATGTTTTTCTAATTCTCGAATGGAATCGGTAACCCACCCGTGCGTGCGAAATTCAATATCATCTCCTGACTGAAAAAAATAGTCACATCCATCCGCATACGCCTGTTTAAACGCCAAATTCCACATATGTGTAACCCAACCCTTTTGTATACCATCCGCCGTTAGAAATTGAATAGTAGTATGTCGCATAACAGATACGTAACGTATGATCTGTTCTTGAACATCCTTTTTTTGAAGGATGCGGTCGTCTTCGTCAATGACCAAATAAATTGTATACTTATATTTATTGCAATATGTTGTAAAAAAGGATGGGAAAAAAACTGAAAATAATGCCGTTTCTTCGAGCGTTGTCCACGGACGTTTATTGGTAGTGCTGGGAATTAATATACCAATGTGTGTGATCATTTGATAGTAATATATACATTTTTTTATATATGTATATTCGTATGATAAATATATAACACGTAAAATGATATATAGTAAATATATGCTTTTTACTAATATAATGGATAGTACCGATGATAATGTTTGGATGAACCAGATGTCGTCAGATGAACAGGTAGCCGCCATGAATAATGAGGATACTTCAGACGCAAATGACGCATGCAGTGTAATGGAAACTATTATGAATCAAGATTTTGTCGCAAACCAATCCGCTGTAGAAAACAATATAGGCGACGATGGTAAATACACATGGGAACCAGATTTTTTTAAAAAGTTTGAATGGTTGAATGAATCAAGCGAAGAACTCGACGGAGATATTGAATTGGATATGCAGTCGCTCCCACAGGAGGAACGATTGTCCATGTTTTTGAATTGTTGTAAATTGGTTGAAAAGAACAATTTATCAATTATGAATAAATATGAAGACGAAGAGATTGATGAAATGGAAAGTCCGCCATTATATATGTATTATCTATCGCTTGAAAATAACAAAATGTTGTTACATGTGGATTTCAAGAAAGATAATGAAACGATTATATCCGACTGTAAAATGCTTTATGATTTTGTTAGAATAAATCGGCCACTAAAAATAGTGTATGTGAAGGAAGTGGAAGATTTATACGATGTGGATAAAGACGTAAAACTCTTCATGAACATGTTTGGTATGGAAAATATGCGCGGCGGCTCCTATACAGACGTTGAACTGCCCGATTTTTTAATGAAAACGTTGTTGCACGAAAGCATAATCACAAATGTGAATTATTATGTCGGTAGAAAGATTTAGACAAATCATCTACTATTTATAGTCAGATGCGGCGAATATTTATATCGTATTAAACTATACCGAATTTAATATGATTATAAAATTATTTACCATGGTAAAAGACGAGGTTGATATCGTCGAAGATTGGTTAAAATATCATGGAACACTGTTTGGTTATAATAATTTGTATATCATTGATAATATGAGCCAAGATGGGACATATGAAAAACTAAAGGAATATGAGACAAAAGGTATATCTCTTATTCAAAAGCCAGATTACAAATTGAAGGGTGAATACATGGATGAATTAATAAATAGCCCACACTTGGGTCAATATGATATTGCTTATCCGATCGACATAGACGAGTTTATTGTTTATTACGATAAATCCGCAAATAAAATACTTCCCTTTCGCACAAAAAGTTATTTTGCTACACTACCGATGGAAACTACTGTATTCAAGGCAAATTATATACAAGGCCTTATTACCAAAGGAAATCATAACGGATACAAACGTGCTACTACAGAATCTACATCAGGCGCATTCCAAGACTATAAAGGTATGGCGAAAACATTTTTAAACAAACGCACATGGGTCGGTAAATTAGATCACGGGAATCATTATTATACGGACGATTACTACATGACGGAATTGTGCTTAGTGCACTTTCATTGTCGCAATTTAGAACAGATGAAGAAAAAGGTAATAAACAATGTGATTGGGCTTGGATATGATCCCACAAATATTGATGAATTGTCCACACATCTATCCGGTTGCGGAAACCATCACGTAAAACATATGATTTCTATATTAAATAAAAGCTTTTCAATCAACACAAATTTTTCAGAGAGTGTTGGATTGGTCAGTTTATACCCATTGTCCACATTTATAATGGGATTGTAAACAATCATTTATTATAGTATTTTGACTACAAAATACTATAATGCACGTTTTGTGTGCACGTTAACACTGCAATGGTGTATAGAACTCTTTTGCATAAAAACACATTATATAGGATTCGCGGATACATCAAACGGGATATATTCTATCTGAGTTGGAGAAACCATTTCGAATATAGCATTTCCATTTTCATCTACTATGGGGATTCCCGCCGCGGTTACCCGCGCCTGATATATGGTGTTTTCACAATTTACAATGCTATTTTCTAACAACACATTGGTTGTCGTATATATGTTTTCAATATTCGCGATGGCTCCATATTGAACGTCCGTTAATGAGGTTGCTACTGTGGGAAATTCATTCGTCACGGCCGACCCGTCCGTATTACTTCTATACGCTTCACCCGATGATATATCAAGCGAATATTCGGAATAACCAAGAAAAACGCTAATTTTACATGTATACACATATTGCGTGATTGTTTGCAATGTTATGGGTGGTATTTTTAGCGTTCCTACGTATTGACGAAGACTTACTTGGCCAGGGATAGAGTTTTCCACATTCATAGTAAAATTCGCAGCAGTTATAATAAGATCATATGACTGGAGTGGGTGTTCATTGAAGGGGGCATTTTCGGTCGCAACTAGCGATTGACTGTAAAATACATCCATTGTCGCGCGTTGAATAAATAATTGGGCATAACTAATCGCATTTAAAGATACGTCTCGATAATTCGCATTATATGTTAGCGATATTGGTATTGTAAATCCAAAACTAAACTGATTATTATCTGGATTCAAAATAACGATGTCTGTAACATTGTATATATTTGTGTTTATAATTGGAATATTGTAAGTAGGAAATATATCATACAACCGTTTGAAACTGTCGTAGGCAATGTCGGAAAATGTGCCGGTTTCATATGGTTTAAACCGGTCAAGTGGAACTGTCGGGTCGAACTTAAGCATCATTGGTTTTCCGGGAACATCGGACGCAGTAGTCGACGTTTCTTTGTATATCTCCGGACATGCACGTGACGTGGCCGACCCAGAATTTGCTAAATATGACCATTTTTTTTTGGATGAAAAACTATTGCCTACAGTTTGGTATCGTAATATTTCAGCTTTTCTTCGCATATCTAAATCGGCGGGAGTATATACGAGCTGACCACTTGAATCATACACATATGGGGAGATTACCTCGATTCGCGAGATACTACCCGCTTCATGCTTAAAAAAGAGTTGGCGCTGTTGTCTCTGATTCGTGCATGAAAGTATAAAAGATGCTGATGTTCCCGCCATGAAATATTATGTATATACATACGTAATATTTCATTCTTATACGACTTACGTCTACATGTTCGAGGAATACCATAGATTCGACAAATAGTAGGGAAATCCGGTCGCATCTGCAGTTCCCGATGCATTCGCCGCGTTTGTATTGCGCCCCCAGGACACAATATTATTCAATTGGAATATACTGAGAGCCTTGTCGAAATATTGAAGGTCTGCTATATTGCCGTTAAACCCGCCATTTTTACAAATATTTATATCTTGGTAATTTTGCTTGGGGACGTCCTGGAGTATGTTTCTGGATACAATCGACCCGTTCATATATACATCCAATGCAGTATTTTCTATACGAATCGCACAATGAAACCATTTTCTAAGCGGAATATCCTTTACTGTAATCATTTCAGACGGGTTCGATGCTGCTACAGTATTCATCACAATCGCAAGATTATTTCCACTATTATCCAAATATAATCCCGGACCGTTATTCACCGTCGCCATTCCATTCTCTCCATAACTCGCATTCCCTTTATTAAAAATAAGTGAATATTGAGGCGTCTTCATAATATCATTTACATAAATCCACAAACACCATGTAAATTCTATACCCGTATTCTGGTTGTTTGACCGAAGTATCGGTATTGAATTTGTATTCTTTGGATCTTGGTATATAATTACCTCATTCGCAGCATTCATCGTGCCTGATATTAAATATGGACTACCCTTTGGTTTCATAAAATAACCAATCACCTTAACTCCTAAATTAACCAGGATCATAAACCCAATCAATACAATTAGTATGAATGAGAATTTAGCAACGAGTGTGTTTGAACTTAAAAAATCAGTGCTTGAACCCACTATATCTGCGTCTCCAAAGCTGGATATAGATTCTTCTACATATGCCGATGCATTCGCAATGCCGTCTGAGATATTGGAAGCGGTCGACGACAATCCTTCGGTGGTATTTTCAACAGCATTGGTTATCACGCCGGGAATTTTACTATTTTCTATATTTGGCGGAGCCGCTTGATCCATCTTTGTAAATATACCTGTTATATATTTACAACATCTTTTTTTTGGAATTCCTTCGACTATGCCTCAGGACGAAAACTGCAGTTGAACCTATAATTCGTAAAACTATCATTTCAAATCTAACGATTTTACACCGATGAAGACTTACACCTTTGAAGATTTATAATCGGCGTAAATGATCAATGGTGTATATTATCAAATTATTCAGCATAATAACATTCATATTGTAGTAATACACAGAGAAAACACATTATATCCCAATTGTATACGACGATTGTTGAACATTGTCTTTCAATACACCTACATTCAATGCATAACTTCCGAAGAATTGAGACATCGCGTTACCATTTCCGGACAAGTAGTTATCCCAAGCTTCTTGGGGGCCGATGGGCGCGTTCCAATTTTGAAACCCAGCTACATAACAATCCCACCCCGACCCATAAATAACAGGGGCCTCTTTGGATGTTCCCGGTTGATTGGGTGACGTGGCCAACTTTGTAGAATTTACTAATTTACCGTCTACATATGCATCAACAATCGTATTGTCTGAACTGATTATAATGTATACCCATTTCTGAACAGCAAAATTATCAGTAATTAGAATATCTTGGTTCACTAGCGAAGAACCATCTGCCGACATGCATGTAATTGTGCAATACAATGATGGCTTATTTGCCGCTAAATATAGACGTATGTTGTTTTGTCTGGAGAATATCGTCTTCTCGCGCGTCGAGTCCCATGTATTTACATACGCCCAAATACCATATGCATATCGCGTGGATTGGCCGCTATTAATTTCGGTGATGGGCGCATTACCCCCCTCCTTTAAACTCGCCGATTTGCTAATTACCGATGATTTACTTACGAAATATACATATAAAACATATACCAGGGCAACTACAATGATAGCTAAAACTATGGTAGTGGCTTCCATATTATTATATAAACTGTCGATATAAAATAGTTGGTTCGATACTAACAAATATTGCGACGATTAGGTCGAGTTTTTATCCGGAATAGATGCGACTGGCGGATTTGCATTCATCTTCGCATTATAGGATATCGCAACCTGTTCCTTAGTCAAAGGATGCTTATAATAAACTACATTACATATCCCACCCTTGATACCAACATCATCACCCACAGTAATTGTATCGAGGTTGTTATAGCGAGGCATGTCTTTGGTCATTGTAAAAGAGCGCTCTAAAACCCCATTTATAAAAATATCTACAATATTTCGATTATAGTTCAATACGATTTGATTCCATTTCTGATTGGGTAGAGTCACATCGTAGAATGTGTGCTCATCTGAGTTATACTGATTTACAGGCGGATATCGAGAAAAATAAAAGACAAACTTGTTGCGTTCAATCACTTGATCGTCACCTCCTCCGCCACCATAATATCGAATCATCGGTTTTACGTGCTGAACTCCTTCATTGTCTTCATACCCATAACTAAATATTTCACTTTCTTTATTATACGCCGGGTCGTTTGGTGCCTGCGGAGTTATGTATACCCACATTGATATAGCATAATTGGTTCTATATTCACCCTCTAAACTTGCGCTCTGTTCGTCGCCCGTCTTGACTATTTTTAACTCGTCACTGTTCACTACCACCGTTTTGCCGCCATCTAAAACCATTACATTGTCGACTGCTTGAATCGAATCATCTAACCCGGTGACTTTGTTCGATATTTCGGGTAAATATACGTATAGTATAATTAATAGTATTTCGAATAAAATAAATAAATAGATTGAATACGGAGTCAATTGAAATTGTTCTATGACGTATTCCCATACATCTAATATAACACATGGTATGTAAAAAATCAATTGGGCTATGAACCCTGGCCATCCCTTCAGCCGTTCCATATAATCGACCAGACTTTGATATACAATCGCCAGACCAACTATAGTTATCAACGCAAGGAATGAGTAGTTCGACAATAGTGCCGCATTGAATAACGAATCCGTCGACGTAACATAATAATATGTCGCAACTACCAAGAGTATTATCAACCCAGCAATTTTACCGAATAATTTCGTCTCGCTTTCATTCGGACCAAGGTTCAATATGAGACCGAAGAGTAATAACACGGGTAGTGTGTAAAGAAAGAAGTATTTCTGGATATTATAATCCGCGGAACCGGGCGAGAGAATAATGCGCAATACCGTTATAGATGAGAATAACACCACACTAGACAATATGCCTAATGTTAACAACGACCGCCGCATATCAATCCCTTCGGTGGTTGAAGCAGACAATTTTGAAAACCACTGGTAGATTCGGCTACCAATCGACAAGGATTTCTTTTTTTGTTCGTATATATTCTTCTGCACGGATGTTTCTTTTGCTTGTTTATTCATAATAATATATATTACTATTATAAATTTACCGGTATGTCTTTCGCGTTTCACATAAACACATTCTATATAATAGTTGACGAACACAACATATGGTTTATCTTATATAACATTTGCAGTTTTTCGCAATTATACGGACGCACGGAAGCAACACATTCGGCATAGGTCTTCCATTCCATTTTACTCACCTCCGTTTCTTCAAATGGATTTTGCACTAAACTATCAGCATATTTCATGTTCATCACATAATATTTGTGTTTATACGACTTGTAATTTGATCCTGTAAAAATCTCCTCGTATGGGATAATGTTTTGTAGATTGTATAATAGGGATGGATTGTATCCAGTTTCTTCGCGAAATTCCCGTATCGCACAATCATAATCCGATTCTTGCTGATTTCGGCGGCCTTTTGGAAATCCCCATTCAGTCTCTTCCCATTGGTTTTCCTGATTACTTCGATCAATCAATTCGTTTAATGTAAACACGGCGTCTTTTGTAGTAATACCACCTCGTAACAGGTTAAACTTGTCACGAGAACTACACTCTTCACTTTTGTATTGTGAAGATATTGCATTTCCACCCCATACTGCGTTCCACAGTGGTTCAAATTCTTCCGTTCGCAATCGCCGTTTTTCGTCGATAGTCATCTGATTTAGCATATTTATAATGTAATGTGGGTTGGTTACGGAGTATTTTCCCCTCATAAAATCAATATGTCCCAACGTATCTTTACGTCGTATCAATAGATATTCGATCACGTTCTCATTATTTCGGCGAAATGCGATCACCCCGTTGCTGGTTATTGGTAATTTACAATGATGATACAGATGTCCCGCTTTTCCACAATTATTGCAATAATTATCGACTGCCTTTTGCATTTTTTCACGCTTATTCTATGGTATTATATTCGCATTTGTTTATATACTTTATAGTCGCTTCCTATGGAGAAACACCACGAGGATTATATTAACCGGACAACGATTCCTGAATCGTTTACCATGTTGGATTCGGAAATGCTTTTACCTGACGTCTGGGGGCCACATTATTGGTTTTTTTTACATACCATTGCCCATACATATCCATTGACTCCGACATCGGTTACGCGGCGTAAATACTACGATTTAATTCAAAATTTTCCACTGTTCATTCCAAATCCGGAAATCGGAGATCACTTTATATCAATCCTTGATCGATATCCCGTGTCGCCCTATTTAGATAATCGAGACTCGTTTATAAGATGGGTGCATTTTATACACAATCGCATAAATCGCATTCTAGGAAAAGAAGAGATTACATTATTTGAAGCACTCGATGACTATAAATCATTATATCGCCCCAAACAGGTAAAACTTTCCGAAAGATTCCATTTGCAAAAGGAGTATGTAATTGCCTTTTTTACCGTCGTCTGTTTTGTTTTCATATTCATGCTTTATTGATATATCTTTGTATCCGACTATTTTATACTGGTTATATAACGATGCGTGTCGAACTATGGTTAATTTTGATTACCGGTGCTATACTGTTTCACATGTATACTGACGGGAAATATACTAAAAATCTTATGATGTATAAGAAATACTATCAGATGGCCGGTGTTGTGTTTGGTGCATTCGTATTATATATTTTATTGAAGAAGAACCCTGCAAACGCCCGTAATATATTGGTCACGTCAAATGAATATCTGAAATATTTACCGGTTGATAAAAATACGAGCTCTATGCTATCGCCTATCCTCGATTTTACATCCAAACATAGTTTTCAAAATGGCGGGGGTGAACATGAAGTAGTGCAGATTCCCAATGGTCAAACGCGATATGCAGAGCGCATGATGCATTCTGGTAAAAAAAGCACCAAACGTTCCGTCAGTGAAACAAAGAAGAAATTTGTTGCGTCACGGCAAAATTGGAAGTGTGGTGAGTGCAATGAACAATTAAATGCGTGGTTTGAGGTCGATCATAAAATACGTCTGGAATATGGCGGAAGTAATCATGTAGATAATTTAGTCGCTTTGTGTCGCGAATGTCACGGTAAAAAAACCACGATTGAAAATTTATAATGTATATTAGTATTTTGGATGTGTGGTAGAATAAATGAATCGAAATATACGTATAATGTATATACGTATATTTAATCCATGATTCGGCCCAATATTTCCGATACAGATAGGAAGACAGTAAAAATACGAAAAACAATTGCGAAAAACTCTTCAAATGGGACACGTAAACAGCGTGAATTACCCGTTACTATAGAGCCGTTTGTAGAAACCGCGATTGCACCCGCTATAGCGGTTCCTTCTCCTCAAGTGGTCTCACCCGCTATAGCGGTTCCTTCTCCTCAAGTGGTCTCACCCGCTATAGCGGTTCCTTCTCCTCAAGTGGTCAATGATGCTTATGTAAATAAGACGCCGGGTAATAAAGGCTATCTTTTACAGCCCAATGAAAGGCGCCGCAAAATGGAAAAGGGGGAGTTTGATGCCGACGATGATTCAACTCGTGACTTTTTGTATCCGACTTTAAACGATCCAGCGTTTGCTGCAAAAATCGCAACACATACTGAGTTCAATGATACGCAATACGACGGTGAAATTCGCGATATCCAAGCTTATGCCGATAAAATGTGTGAAGCCGAGTTTGAATTATTACCACATCAGTTATTCGTTAAGAATTTCCTATCATTTCAAACGCCATACAACAGCCTGTTACTGTATCACGGTTTAGGTAGTGGTAAGACATGTAGTTCGATTGGAATCGCAGAAGAAATGCGTGCATATATGAAACAAGTTGGCATGAAACAACGAATCATTGTGGTCGCCGCACCGAATGTTCAGGCGAATTTTAAATTGCAATTGTTCGACGAACGAAGATTAACCGAAGTAGATGGCGTATGGAATATTGATTCGTGCATTGGGAATACCTTGGTGAAGGAGGTGAATCCCACCAGTTTAAAAGGAGTTCCGCGCGACAAGGTTGTATCCCAGATCAAGGCGATTGTGAACCAATATTATGTCTTCATGGGGTATGTCGAATTGGCCAATTATATTCGCAAGCGGATATCGGTTCCACCCGGGGCGGATTATTCTCCAGAAGAGATTCGGAAACAGGAAATAGTTAGTATGCGCAAGTTCTTCAACAATCGCATGATAATCATCGATGAAGTTCATAATATTCGAATGACCAAAGATAATGTCGAAGGTAAAACCTCGCAATATTTGTTGAAACTAGCCAAGAATTGTAATAACATGCGGCTGCTAATGTTGTCTGCTACACCCATGTATAATTCTCATTCTGAAATTATCTGGTTGGTCAATCTAATGAATGCAAACGACAAACGTGGTTTAATCACCGCAGATGAAGTGTTTTTATCTGACGGCACATTTAAACCACAACTGCTCGATGCACAAGGAAATGTAACAGAGGAGGGTGGGCGCGAACTTTTGCACCGCAAACTAACTGGTTATGTTTCATATGTTCGGGGTGAAAATCCGTACACTTTTCCTTATCGCATATATCCAGATATTTTCGCCAAGGAAAGAACTTTCCGTGAAGCTCCTTCGCCATTTGGGAGTTTGGTAATTGCAGGACAAGCTTTGATGGGCGATAGTGTAAAACAGGTTTCCTTACCTACTACACAAATGAATGGTCGTAAAATCGATGCTCCTATGCTACATCTTCCCGTTTATATTAGCGAATTGGAAAATTACCAAGAACAAGCATACAACTTGGTAGTAAAAGGTATACGTAAAGATGTAGATGCGAATGAAGGTCGCATAGATGGCTTCGACGAAATGGATCGTTTTGGATTTCGCCAATTGCAAACGCCGATTGAGGCTCTAAATATGGTTTACCCGAGTCCAAACTTAGATGCACAAATTGAACGCGGAGAATTAACACTGGACGAATCCTCTTCCGTTGAAGACGATGAGAATAAGGATCCGCGTGCTACCATGGTTGGTAAGCGTGGTATGAACTCAGTTATGACTTACAAAGACGAGTCTTCCAACAAAATACCGATGAAATACAATTTTACATATCGCCCCGAAATCGAGTCAAAATATGGTCGAATCTTTAGCCAGTCTGAAATCTCAAAATATAGTGCAAAAATTGCTCGTATTTGTGATATTATCCGTCATTCAACTGGAATAGTTATGATTTACTCTCAATATATTGACGGCGGAATTGTTCCCATGGCGCTCGCATTGGAAGAAATGGGTTTTATTCGAGCGGGTAGCTCTCCTACTACACGACCACTTTTTGCGCAACCGCCAGTTGCACCGATCGATGCCTTGACTATGAAACCAAGAGTCGCGGGTAGCAAAACTTTCTTTCCTGCAAAATATGTTATGATTACCGGAGATAAGGCATATTCACCTCAAAATGCTGCTGATATGAAATTAATCACTAGTTCAAATAATACAAATGGTGAAGGAGTCAAGGTCGTATTAATTTCCAAGGCGGGGTCTGAAGGTCTTGATTTCAAGTGTATTAGACAGCTGCATATCTTGGAACCCTGGTATAATATGAACCGCATTGAACAAGTTATCGGCAGAGGAGTGCGCAACTTAAGCCACTGTGGATTACCATTCAAAATGAGAAATGTGGAAATTTATATGCACGTTTCTCTCTTGAAAAATGCACTCGATGAAGAGGCGGTCGATATTTATGTATACCGATTAGCCAAGAAAAAGGCGGAGCTTATCGGAGAAGTCACACGACTCATGAAAGAAACGGCGGTTGATTGTGTTTTAAATATCAAACAAATTAATTTCTCTGTTGAGAAAATGGTTGCGACTGCGGCAAATAAAGAGATTACTCTTGAGCTGTCCACAGATAAAAAGGAAATAGTATATCAGATCGGTGACCGCCCGCATACAGATATTTGTGATTACATGGACGAATGTTCTTTCAAATGTAACGTGGGGAAGGAAATAAAACGAGACCCCGTCCAAGAATCCTATTCTAGTGTATATGCCCAATCAAACAATGAACGGATTATGCGGCGAATTCGTCAAGTATATCGCGACGATACAAAAGGCCAATCATTTTACACTTTGAAAGAGCTGATTGAACATATAAATGTGACCAAGGAGTATCCGGTTACGCAAATATATGCTGCATTAACCTCATTTGTAAAGAACAAGACGGAATATTTGTTTGATCGGTATGGGCGTCGCGGAAATATGGTCAACAAACATGAACTATATGCTTTTCAACCAATTGAAATAAACGACGAACACATTACCGTATTTGAACGGTCTACGCCCATTGATTATAAAAATCGAACAGTGGCTATGGAGATACCAGAAACGTTTGAACAAACTGTCCAAGAAGAGGGCGAAGAAACACCCGCTATATCCGATAAATTATCCTATACTGAAATTATGGAAGCCGTCGACCGCAATGTATCAAATGCTACAACAGTATCCACTGTTTTCCAAGGCGACCAAGATTGGTATAAACATGCGAGCCGTGTCGTTAACCATCTTCAAACCGTTCATAAAATGGAAATGAAAGAATACGTTGATTTTGTTATTCACCACAACATTGATATGATGATGCCCGAAGATAAACTAACCATTGCTTCTCATATGTATTCCAAGATTCGTAATCCATCGGAATTGTCGGAAACGGAGCAATCAATCAAACAATACTTCGACACTAAATTGGTCACACATCGCAACAAAACACTCCTTTTATTGGCCGATAAAAACACGTGGAAGTTATATAAACAATCGACCGAGGATAACGGGCGATGGATACAAGCCGAACCAGAAGATGTGCGTATTTTCGAAGAGGCGGGAGCATTGCTACGGCAATTTCAAAAGGATTCTTCGCAATATTCCGATAATGTGGGGTTTATTGATATGTTTCGCTCTGGTAAAGAAATGGTGTTTCGCATTAAAGATATTACCAAAATGCAAAATAATACCGGCACACGGTTGGCTGGCCACACTCCGACAAAGGGCGATATTGTTAAATATTTGAACGGTATCTTGGGAACAGCCATGTATAATTCGGTTAATACAATTGAAATTATGCAATTGGGTTTGTGTGTAATCGTAGAAATGATATTGCGACATCGAACAAGGACCGCATTGAACGGAAGGATTTGGTTTTTCACGCCCGAAGAAGCTGAATACAATAAAATCGCGAAATATCGAAAGGGTTAATAATTTAGCATATAATTTGATGTTTTTATAAGATATATTAGTATGAATACAAAATTATTACTAACAAAACTTCAAATAAACGACGAATTAAGTCGTTTGATATTTGCGATTGAGAAAAGCGGAGTCGAAATAGAATGTTTAGTTAATCGTGTATCTCTAGACAAAAATACCGGACAAGTAGACAGTTGCGCGCAAAACAGTTCAGGCGACGAACAAAAAAAACTCGACGTCTTAACAAATGATATTATGATTGAAAACTTGACGCGTTCGTGCGCATGCACCCTACTTTTATCAGAGGAAAATGACGACGCGATTGTTGTGAATGCGAACAACATGGGGAACTATATTGTAGCATTTGACCCTCTCGACGGTTCATCCAATATTGATTGCAATTGCGGAGTAGGAACCATTTTTTCAGTTACCTTGGACAAGGATAAACACGAAAGTGTAGCAAACCGCGTTTTGAGAAACGGCAATGATATTCTGTGCGCAGGATATATATTGTATGGCGGGTCTACTGAATTAGTAATCGCATTTAAAGAGAAGGGGGCGCATCATTTCACGCTTGACCGTCAAACACAAACTTTTGTTCGAATTGGTACTATCGATATCTCAAATAAGAAAAAGGCTATTTACAGCGTAAACGAATGCAACAGTATGCGGTGGAATTCGGATATATCTGAATACATACAACAATATCGTAAATTGGACACAAAATATACACAGCGTTGGGTCGGGTCAATGGTATCCGATATTCATCGAACCCTTTTATACGGAGGCATGTTTTGTTACCCTTGGGACGAGAAAAATGTAAACGGTAAGCTCCGAATATTATACGAATGCTTTCCAATGGCTATGATTGTAGAAGAGGCCAATGGAAGAGCCATTATTGCGAATATGAGTAAAGAACGCATCTTGGACATCGTTCCGCAACATATTCACCAAAGGACACCCGTCTTACTTGGTTCTGTGAATGAAATCGAAAAATATGAACTTATACTGCAGCGTGTTTCAGTTCACGGTTCCAATACGCGCTCACAAATCGAACGAAACATGGCTGTATGCATACCAAACTTAGGAGTGTTTCTCGCATGAGGGTCGGATGAAAACTTCGCAATCACAGTGTTTGTATCATGATCTATCCAAAGATATTGCCCATATATTCCGCGTGCATGGATTTCATTCATTTTAGACTGATTACTGATCCACCATTGATTCTTATACCGGTCCCCGAGACATATATTCGTAATCCAAGACATCGGAATCACTTGCTCGCCGCCTATTGCCTTTCCGCCGTTAAGAATGACTTGCCCAAATAAAGCCATGTCTCGTGTTGTGCTAGATATACCTCCATTTCCCACCGCCAACCCTTCGGAATCCACCGTTATATTCGCGTTTTGCCTGGCTCCCATTGGCCACCATATCTCCCTTTCCAGCAGTTTTGAATACGGCACGCCCGTAACGTGACTAATCAGCCATGCAAGCGCATCCGTAGTGGCCGAGCAATATTGAAATTCGGAACCATGCTCCACATGCACATCTGTTATCTTCGCAGTCAAAGATAATAGAAAGGAACGGAGAGTGGAATATTCTCCTGTGGGGTTGGCCTTCCAGCCACATGCACGATCAAGCCGACTCATTTCTGAATCCGGAGATGTGTAATCCTCTGTAAATTTGACCGCAACTCGCATGTCGAGAGCCTGGGCGATGGTGGCCGTTCCAAAGACACTCGATGTTAGTTCTGGTAAATAATGACTCATTAATTTATCTGGATCAATTACCCCCCGATCTATCATAATAGCATATAAAACGCCTAATATTGACTTGGAAATTGATTGCAGTAAATGCTTGGAATCTATTTTCATACCATGAAAATATCTTTCATATACAATCTTTCCATTGCGTAAAACAATCATACTATCGGTGTGGGTCTCTTCAAGAATTTCTGATAACCTAAGTGATTTTCCGTCTACATTGACCTCAATGTTTTCTATCAATGTAACATTTGCGACCGAGGGATTGATTGGGATTTCGCTTGTATCGCAAATATCATTTGCGAGAATCTCGTGCGTGGCTAAAAATTCAGAAACATGTTGGAATGCCCACCGATTTAGCGGTCCGTCTTGCCATCGATCTATATGAAAGTCGTACGGCAACCGCTTCTCCATATGCGTGTGGTTTCTATATATGTATACAGTTATGTTTTACGAAATACATTTGAATGTATTTTGTAATCTCTACGTCAATCGATATTATGTATACATAAGTATATACAATAAATAAATGTCTGATAGTGGGACGGTTATCGGTCAGGGAACATACGGGTGTGCACACGATCCGGCGCTCATATGTAAAGGAGAAGCAACCAGTCGAGACGACCATATTTCCAAAATACTATCCAATCAGGATTCAATGAAGGAATTGCACGAATATGTAGTTATTTCAGAAGTAGATCCAGCAAAACAGTTTCATTTAGGGACGCCAACATCTTGTGTGATTGACGACAACGATTTTAATTGGAAGTCGATTGATAAATGTCGAATGAATAAAGACGTATTTGATAACCCATTGTCTTATTCCCTTCTCATAATGAAACATGGGGGGGTCAGTCTGGCTGATTTTTCGAGAGAATTGAGACGTATGCACTACTCCCCGCAAAATCAGGTTACAGTGGAAAAGTTTTGGCTTGAAGCACATCGTATGCTCCTTGGCGTAAAGGCATTTTTATCAAAAGGTATTATTCATCGGGATCTAAAAGCCGCCAACATCGTATATAAATACGATTCGTCCACTCAACGCCTGAATTTTATTGATTTTGGACTAACTACATCGGTCAGCAAAATGATATTACAGTCGCGCGAATCAAGGAATACAATGACTCCATTTCATTGGTCATACCCTCTTGAATGCGGTTATCTAAATAAGACCAGATATGACGAATATTCGAGAAAAACAGTGAAGGAACGTGAGGCACATGTTCGCATATTATTATCAAACATATCAGTTTCTACACTCACTAGTTCTAGTCTCGATAAGGCCATCAAAATATTTTGCTCCTATGTATCTTGCGAAAATTCATCGATTCGTTCCTGTATGAAACCACTCAGGCAAATAATGGACGACTTTGTAGCAACTCTATTCACGCATATTCAACCGGGCGACGATAAATATGAGGCCTTTTTGCGCAAATCGGTCAATACATTTGATTCGTATGGGCTTGGAATCGCGTATATGGAAGTGTTGAGAAGTTGCTCCCATCTGATTGACCCACAATTCGCACAGGAATTGAACGAATTGTTTTACCACATGTATCATCCAAATATTGGGCTGCGATACGAAATCGATGAAATCATTGCGAAATACGAAGAATGCCTGTCTAGTAACGCTATACTCGCAAAATACAACAAACGATTTGTAGATCACGTATTGGTAGACGGCCCGGAAATACCCGCATCCATCGAGAAACTCATAGAACGCGTGGATCCAAAGGCGGTTAAAATGTCTCGCGCGGAACTCAGGAAACACGCCGGTTCGGCCGTTATCGATTGCCCCGAAGGAACTGAATATAAAGCGTCAACTGGAAACTGTGTGAAAAAATGCTTGCCCGGATACGAGCGAAATGAGGCATTCAGATGTATTAAGACGAGGCAACAACCCGATTCTAAAACTAGAAGGGGCTCCTCTAAGGCAACCAATAGTTTACGATCAACTCGCCGGTATTCGCAATTTATGAGTTTACTGTAAGACCAAATATTATATGAGATGCGATCGATTTCCTATCGAACGCGGCGTTTTTTTCTAGGAATAAATTCTTCGTCTGGTTCTAGATTGCGGACAAGATCCTCAACGGCCATTAATTTATCGCGAATCTCGTTCAATTCAAATTTGATTATACTGGTTTGAATTGAATTCATTTCCAGTCGTAAGGATATAATATCTAGATTCAGCGTGTCCATGTTGTGTGTTATTGTATATTTTAGGAAATATTCGGAATCAATTTTACATATATTGTATACATGGCGAATACAGACACGCACAAAATTGAATATAAAACAATATAAAATCTGACCTATATTATATTGTTAACTAGCAAATGTCGACCGCGAATAATAAAAAGGCTTCAAAGTATCCTACAAAGGGAAAACCCGACGGAATCGTTTATGGTGTATATATGAAATCCATTCTTGATAAAAAGGTTTGTTTATCCATCACTGAAATCGGAAAAAATGTTCGACAAAATTTAGAACAGAAAATACAAGCGGAAATAGCAGGGAAATGCATCAATGAGGGATATATCAAACCGGGGTCTGTGAAAATCTTGCAATATTCCAGCGGAAACGTAAATTCGGATTACGTTGAATTCAAGGCCGTCTTTGAATGTATGGCCTGTTTGCCCGTAGAGGGTATGTTAATCGAATGTGTGTGTAAGACGGTTACTAAGGCGGGTATTCACGCACAGGTTGTCGACGATGATGGTAATATGCCGGTTACCATGTTTATCGCACGCGATCACCATCATCTGGACAAGCGGTTTAGTGAAGTAAAGGAAGGCGATAAAATCATGTCTATGGTTATCGGCGTTCGATACGAATTACATGATAAATTCATATGCACAATTGGTAATCTTCGCTAAGATTACACACGTATTATGTGTATGAAACTATTTATCGGCTCAAATAGCGTCAAATTTTTTATATTATATCGTTAAATACTATATACTATGATCAACACTGCTACATTTACACAACTTGGAAATACGGGCCCTCAAGGACCTCAAGGACCTCAAGGTATAAAAGGCCCTATAGGGGACACCGGAACGAGGGGGGTTCCCGGTCCGAGTGGACCTCAGGGCCCACGCGGTCTAATTGGTATTTCACCCACACTTGATGTATCGGGGACGGCAACTGGCCCGGCTGAATCAAATGCAAGTGTTGAAAGAGGTGGGACTGACTTATCCGTAAATTTCTTTTTCACTATTCCAAAGGGTGATACGGGATCAATTCAAGCAAATTATTACGACACGCCCGGCAATCCAATGTTTACACTAGACCCTACAAATGGTAATACATTTATCAATGGAACTTTAGATGTATCTGGAACATTGACCGCTGGCTCATTGGTGGTCGGGTCGTCTACAATCGCAGTTAAATTCCCGGTTCTTCAAGTTGGTTCAAACGACGTAGATGATAATTTAGACCGCGGCATTTCGTTCAAATACGCGGTAGTAGATGCTTCAAAAACGGGGTTTTTTGGATATGACCAGTCCGATAATGTGTTTGTCTTCTGTCCGGATGCTTCGGAATCGATTACCAATATATTTACCGGCGATTATGGAAATGCACGCTTTGGTGGATTGACTATTGGAAATACAGACACAAGTGGAGTCATCCAATCAAATGGAAACAATGCCCTAGTTTTACAAACGGGATATGCGAACACCGGAGTTATAATTGTCGATGGATCAAATGGAAACATTACTTTAACCCCGGATGGAACAGGGAACGTTGTAATTTCAAAAGCTGATATCAATAGTGGTGCGATTGATGGAACCACAATCGGTGCTTCGACTGCTTCAACCGGTAATTTTACTTCTGTTGATGTTGATAATATTAATATTAACGGAAATACAATTACTTCTACGAATGCAAACGGCAATATTTCTTTAACGCCAAATGGAGCCGGTAATGTAGTGTTATCTGCAGATACAGTTGTCGTAGGCGATTCCGGTGCTATCGCTACGATATCATCCAATGGTGCAGGTAACTTGGTATTGAATACCAACGAAGGAACCAATTCTGGGTCGATTACGATCGCGAATGGAGTGAATGGAACTATTACGCTTGACCCAAATGGGTCTGGTAACGTGCTAGTCGATTCTAGTATGGTCATAACCGGTAGTTTAACTGTTCAAGGCAATATTGAAACTGTTACCACAACCGAAGTGTTCCTTGGTGATCCGGTAATTGAAATCGCAAAGAATTATGCGACAGATACCGCGGATAGAGGTATACAATTCTATACCGATAATTCTCCATCCGCATTCGGTTTTTTTGGTTACGATGCTACCGATAGCACGTTTATGTATTTGACGAATGCATCTGTCGACGCAAGTGGAGTATATTCAGGAACAACCGGAACGGTGAAAGCAAACTTTTCTGGAACAATACAGACTGCTGCTCAAACAAATATAACGAGTGTAGGTGCACTCAGTGGTGGCTCAATTGCTTCTGGTTTTGGTTCCATTAATAACGGTTCAAATAGCATTACTACAACCGGCGCTATTAGCGGCGGAAGTATTTCATTAGGAACTTCTACCGCCGCAACTGTATCGACGGCTGGTGTAGTTACTATTAATAATACAACACAATCAACTAATAAAGATACAGGTGCTCTGATTGTTGACGGTGGCGTTGGTATTGAAAAAGATTTATATGTGGGGAGTGATTTATATGTGGTGGGTGATATTAGCGGCACATTTACGGGCACCGTTACCGGGGTTAGTAATAAGGTGAAACTTACGAATGAAACATCAGATACTACATGTTTTCCAATATTTTCTACAGGTGCTACCGGAAACCTTGAATTACATACAAATAGTGGGTTGCTATACGATTCGTCGACCAATTCTCTAACTGCGTCCACATTTGTTGGTAGTTTGACTGGTAATGCTGCTACTGTAACGGTTTCAGATTCTACTGCAAATACTGCATTCCCTATTGTTTTTAATAATGAAAGCAACGCTTTGTTAGACGATACAGGTTCGTTCACTTATAATCCATCTTCATCCACCGTGACTGCTACCACATTTGTTGGTAGTTTGACTGGTAATGTAACTGTTGGTTCAGCAAAAACACTCGACGTTTCTGCTGGGACATTAACTACATCTGCTACACAGAATAAATATATAATAGAAAATGCTACATCTAACATAGACATTGGATCATATGATTTGCGAGCATCAACACTAACTGCTGATTCATTAACATCTGGTCTTGTAATTTATACCGGAGCAAATGGCGTTTTATCTGCAGAATCCGCGTTTGCATATGATTCAAGCAATAATTATTTAACTACTACTAAATTCATTGGCGACTTAAGTGGGAATGCCTCTTCGGCAACCACAGTAACCGGTGCAACCCAGACAGCAATCACGTCAGTTAGCACTGGAACAAACGGTCTTGCAATTGCTGGAACCGGTGCATTAACTATTGGTGGAGATATCATAACTCTAGGTAACGTTACTAACGGAAACGATTGCTCATTCGGAGTATTGCCCGTATCTGGAACAAATACCGCAGGTAAAAAGTTGACCGTGTATGCGGGTGCCGGCACTGGGACAGGTTCGGGTGGAAATATCGAATTTCAGGTCGCGAAGCCGGGTGTAGACAGTTCTTCCAACGTAAATCCCTTATTGACTTCATTAACACTCTTAACCGATATATCTTTAACCGCGCATTTTGCTGGCGATGTTAAAGTTGACGGCGAACTAATTCTTACAGGTCCCGACATAATTTTTTATCCGCCGTTCACTTCCGGTACTTCTAAAATAAGGGTTTTCGAATCTCCTCAAGATACTTCCGGCGTGAATCTTGAAATCTCCGCCGGGGATGTGGTATCTACGGGGGGCGGTGATGTATCGGGGGGGTATTTGATGTTGCGAGCGGGTAGAGGATATACAACAACGGGAGGAGTTAAACAAGGCGGTAACATTTTTTTACAAGTGCAAGGAATTGATAGTTCGAACACGATTAACGCGATGACTGTATACCAAGGTGGTATAACAAATTTTTATTCAGACATAGACGTAAGTGGTAATATCGATACAAGTAACAACATATATTTAAGTGGATCTACTCCCACCATACAGGCAACCGGATCTGCTTCAGATATTAATATGAATATTAAGGGGAAAGGCACCGGTGCAGTTACGATTGGAACGGGTTCAAGCACCGGTATTATACAATCTAAGGGAAACTATGATTTAAAATTGCAAACCGGGAATGCTACGACTGGTTCAATTACAATGACTAATGGTAGCAATGGAAATATAAATATAACACCAAATGGGAGCGGAAATGTTTTTGTAGACAACAGTGCTAATTTAACTGTATCGAATTATGTTTTTTCAAAAACATCTGTAACAACTTATTTAGCGACCGATATTACAGTTACATATGGACACCAAGGCTTAATTGGTGGATTAATTATACACGCGTCTGGTGCGGCTTCAGATGTAACGGCAACTTTACCTATTGCCGCAGAATTGTTTAGTGCAATACCGAATTGCGCAATAGGAACATCATTTCAAACACGGATAAAAAATAATAATGCAATTAAATCTATCATTATTAGTAATAGTACTGATGGTACAACTACATTCGATGAGACCTCCACCCCTATAACACTAATCAAGAAAGAGGTTATGCTTATACTTGTAGTATGCACCAACGCAACTACACCGGCATTTACTTGTTACTATCTCGGACATCTAAAACATGAACCATAATACATTTCAAGCATGCAAAACCATATAAACATATCGCTCGATTTCGAATAAAGATATGGAATCTACCCAACAACTTGAAAATCTAAAGGCTCAAATTGAGAAGATGCCCAAGAACCACCAAATCGAAATTCTCAAAATATTGAGCTCTAATCAAGATGTGAAACTCAATGAAAATAAAAGCGGGGTCTATGTAAACCTCTCTTTTTTACCCAAACCGGTCGTTGAAAAAATACAGGGTTATCTTGCTTATGTAAAAGATCAGGAGAACGCGCTTCGCAGTATTGAAACCAAAAAGCAAGATTTTGCGAAGACATACTTCGAAGATAATAACGAATACCCGTTTTCAACTGCTATGTAATTTGCATAAATGAATTAAAGAATTGTTTGTCTATATATGTAACATGGCTTGCACGCTACTAAATCAAATTTTTTATACTCATAAGAAATTTGATACACCGGATGATATATATACATGGGAATCTTACATGCTCAATGATACATTTATTCAAAAATATGCGCCCGTAATTGAAACCACCGTCACAGTTGACGTGAGTTTTCCGCCTCCTCCCCCTCCTATTATCACACATCGTGCTTTGTTCTCTCCTCGCAAGGAGGACACACTGTTTTGGTCAATCTATGTCCTTCATCATGGCGAGGCCGAATATACTATGATCGGCGGAAAATACAAGAACGCGGAATTACTTGAAAAGCAAAACATATTGGCCTATATTCAGCAAAATCGAAATCTGATTAAGAGTTGCGCCCAATCGGCCGGTGTGAAAGTGTCCAATGTTCGCATGCAAGAGACTGCGGCGGAAATGATGATTAATAAAAAAACATCATGGCCTGCGTTTCATGTGATGTGCATGTTTTACAAAATAAATGCCCTGGTGATTCAAGGCGAATTGTATATGAAATTCTTCGCCGATCCAGAATACGAAACCTATCGTTTTGAACGCAATCACGACGGACATGTATCCGTGGATGTAGGCGCCATGCAGCCCGACGACGTCGCAGCGGTTGAATCAACATTACTGCACGTCGACCCATTTTTGCCCAAGTTACTTAAAGGGGTTTCTAATTACAAATTGCCTGAACTGGAGAATATGGGGCAAAAGCTATGTGTTACACCGCCCGTCGCGAATCCAAAGAAAAATGATTGGTATGATGTGATTATCAATAAGTTGGTGAAAATGTTGATACAAAATTGATAATAAAGAAAGAAAATAATATATGAATAACATATACTATTTATATATTATGAATGAACCATTGGACGATAAATCGATACAATGGCCGGCTTCACCGACCGAACCACCACCCAAAACTCAGGCGCCGTCTCCTCATTCGGTTACAAAAGATACGCGTCCGATGAATTCTACGTCTGATTTTGAGGCAATGGTGGAATTTTATTTAGCCGATAATCCGCATTTGAGAACTCGCGGTCGAGTTAGCGAACTCGAGATACGGTTTGGTACAAATACCAAGAGTGGCCGTCCGTTGTCGAAAATCGATTATGATAATGTGGTGAAACAATTTTACGGTGCTGGATTCTCTACAAAACAACCGGACGGCCTGAGTATATTGCGAATTACGAACGAAGAAACGAGCCGAGAAACCGGACAAATACGCATGTCGAATGTCCGTGCGGAGGTGATGGGAGTGGATCTTATTCAAGAATATTGTCGCACAAATAATCTGCAGAAACTTATCGATTTACCATCTACGGCATCTGCAATCGCCGATAAGATAAAATTTACAAAGAAATCCCCGCCGTTCATTGGTGCGGATCGCGATACGAATAAACCGTTGAAGCCTGTGGATTTTCCCGATCATAATTTCCGCGTATCGTATCAATATGAGACCGACTTTGCAACCCATTCAGAAACTGCGAAGAAAATATTGTCGAAATGGAATGATACAAAGAAAACGTTTCGTTCTATCAATCGCGTTCGTTTGTCGCATCCTGAATATCCCGTCTTTGTCGATATTAGTATTGTAAAGGGCTCGGCGAAAAAGGATCGCAAAGTGCCGATTCCACAATATACCGTTCAAGAGGCACATGTGTTTACAAGTGCAGAATCGTATGAGGTCGAATTGGAAATTGATAATTCGCGCGTTGGCTCAGGGACTCCCTATAAGACCGCGTCGCAATTGATGGTTGCGATACGAAAATGTATTCGCATTGTTCTAAGCGGCTTACAGGGCACCAATTATCCGATTCCATATAGTGAAAAGGACAAAATTATTGCTCAGTATATCCATACTGCATATGGCGACGAGTATGCAAAGGAGTATACCGGGCGGTTGTTTGATGCGAACGACCGGACGCGTCAATATGCTAGACAAAGGTTGAACAAGCATTTTATCGGTCCATCGTCAAATACTCTGCAGTTAAGTCATATTGCAGACAATTCCGACAATTCGCTCAGCGTTCCAAATATACGTGATAACTATACGGTTACCGACAAGGCGGATGGTGATCGCAAGTTACTTTATGTGGCGGCGAATGGACATTTATATATGATTGATACGAACATGAATATTATCTTTACTGGTATTATTACACGCGACAAGGAATTGTATGGGTCTATCATTGACGGGGAGCATATTAAATACGACAAGTTTGGAAAATTCGTTAACTTGTATGCAGCATTTGACGTATATTTTATCAACGGTAAAAGTGTGCGCGAACGCGATTTTGCGCCCATGAAAGACGACGACCTTCCTGCGAATTTTCGATTACCGCTACTACAAGATTTGTTGAAAAAACTGAAGCCGGTTTCCGTATTAGATAAAGATTCGGGCAATAGTGATCCGAATAAGAAACACGTCCCGAAGGATGGCGTGAATCAACATTCGTGCTGGTTGACTCTCAAATGCAAAGACTTTTATTCTACGCGCGATAGCTCCATATTCCAACATTGTTCTACCATTTTGTCTATGGTGAGTGACGGGTCTTATGCATATAATACCGACGGTCTCATTTTCACACCGACTTCGACTGGTGTTGGAGGGGAAAAGTCGGGTCACACGGGTCCATTGAACAAATCGACTTGGCCGATGTCGTTTAAATGGAAACCTCCCGAATTCAACACGATTGATTTCCTTGTTTCGGTGAAAAAGGACAAAACTGGTAAGGACGAGTTGCATCACGTATTTCAAGACGGCGTGAATATGTCTACCGCAAAAAACCTGACTCAGTATAAAACGTTGGTATTGAGATGTGGATTCAATAAGAAGGAGCATGGTTATATAAATCCCATGTTGGATGTAATACGCGATAATTTGCCTAATGTGGGTGACGAAGACAATGCGTGGGATTATATGCCGGTAGCGTTCCAACCGACCAATCCGTATGATACAAATGCGTCATTATGCAATGTAGAATTGGCCGAAAATGGGTCGGGTGGGCTGGTAATGTTAACGAAAGAAAACGAATATTTCGAGGAAGATATGATTGTCGAGTTTAGTTATGATCCATCCAAGTTGGGTCCATGGAGATGGATACCATTGCGCGTTCGCTATGATAAAACCAACGACCTGCGATCCGGCGGGAAGAATTTCGGCAATGCATATCATGTTGCGAATAGTAATTGGAAATCGATTCATAATCCGGTTACACATCATATGATTACTACCGGTCAAGACATACCCGCTTACTCTGGCGACGAAGATGTATATTACAATCGTTCGGGAAAAGTCAGCAATACGCGGTCTCTGCGCAATTTCCATAATTTGTATGTAAAGCGTAAATTGATATTGGGTGTAAGTAACCGAGGCGATACTCTGATGGATTACGCTGTAGGAAAAGCCGGTGATTTGCCCAAATGGATCGCGGCAAAATTGAGTTTTGTATTTGGTATGGATCTATCGTCTGATAATATTGAAAACCAATTGGACGGTGCATGTGCGCGATATCTGAATTCTCGCAAAAAATATAATTCGATGCCGGACGCTCTATTCGCAGTGGGTAATAGTAAACTTCTAATACGAGAAGGCAAGGCGCCGACTAGTGAACGCGACAAACAGGTAACAAATGCTATCTTCGGACAAGGTGCAAAAGATAAGGATGCTCTTGGTGCGGGTGTGTATAAACATTATGGTGTCGGAGAAAGTGGATTTAATATCAGTTCCGTCCAATTTGCATTACATTATTTCTTCGAAAGCGAACGTATCATGCATAACTTCTTACGAAATATAGCCGAATGCACCAAAGTAAATGGTTATTTCATAGGAACATGTTACGACGGGCAGTCTGTCTTTAACATGCTTCAAAATAAATATAAGGGTGAAGGCGTCACGCTTATGCGAAATGGTGAGAAAATATTTGAGATTACTAAACAATATGAGCATACTGGTTTCCCCGAAGATGAATACTCGATCAATTATCCGGTTGATGTATATCAAGAAAGTATTAACAAAACGTTCCCTGAGTATTTGGTGAATTTCAAGTATTTGCAGCGCGTGATGGAGAATTATGGATTTGTGATTATAACGAAGGAAGAGGCTTCATCGATGGGTTTACCAAACGGAACCGGCTTATTCGACGAATTGTATGCATCGATGGAATCGGAGATTGAACATAATTATCGATTAAAGGCCGATTACGAGGGTGCGCCAAATATGAGTAATGAAGAAAAGCGTATATCGTTCTTGAATCGTTATTTTGTATTCCGTAAAACGCACAATGTGAATGCCGAAAAGGCGGCAAAATTAATGATGAACCGACGCGAAGAAGAAGAAGAAGAAGACGTTGATAAAATAATAGGTCATGTGCAACATGACGATGCAAAATTAGATGGCGCGAAAACGGCGTCCAAATCTGTAATACATATGTTGCCCGGCAAGAAGACACGAATTACGATTGGAAACCAATCAGTGACCGAGATTCAAATGGTGGAACCTGCTGCTCTCGGAAAAAAAGTGGTTATAAAACGCCCCAAACCAAAGACTGATGTCTAATATAACCATTGCCGGATTTGAACAAACTATATTCTTAGTATGTTCAAAATATATAAACGTAGCATGTGAACATTCTATATCGACCGTGTATTATGATTCATTTTCAATTGCCGCGAAATATGCCGGATTTGTATACTTTTTTATCCGTTCAAACCGGTAGTCAAGTTGAACCCAAAACAGTAATATCCAATTCATTATCCTATTACTTGAACGATATCAAAATTCGAATTCGTGGACACGAAACCGAGTGGGATATCTACAAGCGATACACGAATCCATATGAATATATACACACATGCGTTCCAAATAAGAAGAAAAGCATAGCCAAGCGCAAACCATTGTCTCGGTCTTATTTCAAGATGGTCGAGATACTTAATTTCTTTCGCATTTTGGATTCGTTTCGACCAACCGTAACCGGCAAACAGTCTCTACATAGCTTTCATTTGGCTGAGGGTCCGGGTGGGTTTATTGAAGCTCTCGTGCAACTGCGAAATAACCGGAGTGATGTGTATACCGGGATGACTATATTAGATGATGTAAATGATGCGAACATACCTGCTTGGAAAAAAAGCCAGGCGTTCCTACGTGAAAATAGCAACGTTGTTATTGAAAACGGCGCAGACGGAACGGGCGATATTTTACAATTGCACAATTTGGATTATTGCAAAGAAAAATACGGACGTTCTATGCACATGCTAACCGGTGATGGTGGATTTGATTTTTCAGAAGATTTTAACAACCAGGAAAACCATATTGTAAAACTCATCTTTGGTCAGATTGTGTATGCATTGGTGATGCAAAAACCAGGTGGGTGTTTTATTTTAAAGGTGTTTGATTGCTTTACACAACCGACGATCGACATGTTAGCTCTTCTATCCTCGTGTTATGAAAAAGTATACATTACGAAACCGCACACCAGTCGATATGCGAATTCTGAAAAATATGTGGTGTGTAAGGGGTTTCATGATATTCCGTTGGAAGATATGTATCCAAAATTGCGTGGCGCGTTTTCGACCGTATTAACAAGTGAAACGGGAACCATTTCTAGATTATTGCAGACGCCATTGTCTCTATTATTTACTATGAAATTGGAGGAATATAATGCGATTTTCGGACAGCAACAGATTGAAAATATTCATTACACGCTCTCATTGATCGATGTTCATCACAAAAATGATCGAATCGACGGACTTGTAAAAAAGAATGTTCAGAAATGCCTCCAATGGTGTGAAAAATATGGCGTTGCTGCGAACAATTTAGCCACGCCAAATATTTTTACGGAAGAGCTTGCGTGCTAATGTATATTTATTCTAATAATCGCCTTTCAACTTCAGCTATATCTGAATTTGAAAGAATATATCAATTACTTGATTACACATGTTGTATCACACGGGGCAGGAAATCCTATTTTTTGCTTGATTGTATATGCGTCACTTGATGCGCCATAAGACAATGCATTTCCTACTTCAGAACCAAAGGCCTTTGTATAAAGACCTCCGGTTGTCGTAATTGTGTTGTAATTTAATCTGGATGTTCGCGCGCTAGAAGATACGCCCCCGTCTTGCGAATATTTATAATTGGTTGGCTTGAATTGAGATTCCACATAATAGGTTGGATTTTTTGGGCAATAATTCGACCCGTCTGTATTTGCAGAGTATTTATTATTCTCACTTCCGGGTGCGCCCGGTTTCACCAATGGATTGCCCGACTTGAAATAATGGAATTGATTTTGACCAAATGTTTTTCCGCGAGTGTTTAAATATTCTTGAGATGTGGTGCAATAGGGTGCTGTCGTTACCGCTGAATCGACCGGTTTACGAATCACCCCCGAGCTTCGCATGCGCCGTCTTGCGACAGTGGCCGGATCCAGCATAGCATTTGGATTGCAACATTCACCGGTCTCTGTTTTGTTATTTGGTATGTTATTATCTAGAACCCCCACGTTTCCGCTACAATCGCACTCGTTAGTATGAGAAATGACTAAATATCCACCTGGTCGGTCTAGAACATCAATCGACATAGATTGCTTCGATGAATTTACTGCTAAGGGGGCGGTATTGATTTCGCGTCTATATATTTTCAAAGGTGGGGGGAGAAATAACAATGAATTTTGCATGATCGCCTCCGAGTTTTGATTTTTTTGTATGGACGATGAAATCTGTCCAAATGTCTTTCCTTTCCAGGATATAATCGATGATTTATTTAGACTATTCGACATTATATAGTATACAATATATATATATAATAATGATTTTTACTCTTCCTCATTTTAAAAATATATTGCTGATTATATTGTGTGTCTTTTTTACTTATCTACTTGTATCACATTTATATCAAAATTTCCGCGAAGGATTAACAGATGCAGAAAAAGAAGATATGATTGCGAAACTAGATGCTCTTGATGCAGAGTTCACCAGTGTATCTGCGATTAGATTGGCTATTAAAAAATCGTCGGCTGGTGCATTCTCGAATATTCAGAAAAATATAAGCACGGTAAATAAGAAAATAGATGCTATCAAGGTTGCGCAAACCAATCAGAATGCAGCCGGTGAAACAAAGGAGCAGATATCCAATCTGTTTAATTATATTTATGATTTGATTCGACCTGGTCAAACGCCTTCGATTACAAATGTAGGTAGCTCGATCGTATATTCCAATATGGAAGAACAGAATAAGTATATTGAACTTGTGAATAGTAGTCTCGCTAATAAGTAATTACTATTTGTATCAATATAAACATTTCTGTATATTAATGTTTAGATGAACGCCTATTTACATATAGATCAATTAAAGCGGTATGATGGAAATACGACTGATATTCAATTAAATGATGATATCCGATTTTTATATTCAAAACAGAATACGGTTATGGACGGCGATTTTACGAAGATTCTATATTCGTCCGAACACTTTACAATGAATGGGTTATATTTATTATTTCCGGTTATATTTGATAAACGTTCGGTTGGTAAATTCGATCATGTAAATCATATTCGTAATATTCATGATCATTTAAATTCACAATTAATTCAGGATTTTTGTCTACTTGAACGTAAATTATTGGCTCAATATAAAAAGTGCAACCGTTGTGATAAACCCGTCGAATTGTCCTTTTTTAAACAGCTTTCGACTAAGCAGATTCGCGTGTATTCCGAATCGGTGCCTTTCGATCAACCCGTTCAGCCATCTGTTTTTATTATTAAAATATCGGGTGTGTGGGAGTCGCACGAGCGCATTGGAATTACATACAAGATTGTTGAATTGCATCCGATTGGTTAATCACATGAAAAAGGACATTCTATTATTTGCACGTCGTATGTGTTTAAATGGTGTGTTCCCGTTGTGTAAATCGTGAATTTGAGCGGTTTGTTTATTTTCAATCGTGCCGGTCTCAAACGATGTTATGTCTATCATGCCCGTTTCGTGGTTAACATTATATTTTACCTTGAACAGTGACCTCACGCCTTCGCGAGTTCCGCGCTCATACCTATTAAATTCCTGTTTGTTTACCTGTTTTAAATACCCATCGTAAAAATGTAATATATTCTTATCGGCAAATGGGAAAAATGTGGATCGGTCGACCACTAGATTCGCAGTTTTTACTCTATCTAACAACATATTGTCTTCGTATCCCCACGCCCAAAAGTTTGGAAATCCATTAATCTCTTCAAAATCGCCGCCAGTAATCGATACAATGCCTCCTAATGTATGTTGGAAACCATAGAAATGCTTCACGCATCCCGTCTGCGTTTCGTAAGGTATGAAATTTTTGCTAAACGGCATTGTATCCACATCATTGAATATAAGAGTTATATTTTTGTAATGTTCCGGATATTTTTCGCGCACGAGCAAAAACCCAATATTTTTCAATGCTCCGCAGTTGAACGCTCTTTCGTCTTTTTGATGAATAATCATTATTTCATACTCGGTCGGTTCCATATCTTCTAGTATGTATTTGATATGTCGTTTAAAAAATATTAATTGTTGTTCTCTGTCTCGATATGGGATAATAAAAACCAATTTGGGCGGCGACGTCTTGGCTGTCGCTTTTGATTCACTTTTTTCCATGATTATATATTTCAGTTCCACATAATCATGGGTGCATTTACGCGGTAAATTATGCGCCCCCGTATTTTGCTAAAATACATGCTGGGATGAGTTTCTCTTGAATCAAATCCAGTTTTTTGCAACATTTATTGATGGTTACCTCGCTCACGTTACATACTTGTTTTACGTTCAACTTTGTAATCGGTAGATTGCATGATTGTGCGATGAAATATACAATACCTGCAGCAACTGACTGTGGCGTGTTGTCTTTGATATACTCGATTGATTCAAGCTTTGTAGCAATGAATTTAGCCAACATAGTCAGTTCACCATTCATATTGAGTTTGCTACAATATCGCTCGATGAACGAGCCGGGTGTCGTCGCACACAAATCACTCGATGTAGCATTAATCGCTGACCCATTTCTATCCAGGTTCGACAATATATTTACCGCCATTGAACACCCATTTGTTGCGCTAGTTTTGTCCAACATGAATATCTCTGCGATTTCGTGAGATGTTCGCGGGCAGTCGTTCAATCGGCACGAAATGTAAATGGACGCCGCTTTTATTCCATCTCGATTCATTCCTCGAAACATCTTTTGTTCGGAGATGTCTTTGTGAATCGCCATTGCGTCGTCTATGAATATTCGCGGAATGCCCGAATTTTTAGCCATAACGGTGATAAATTGAAATTCGTCGTATAACGACTTCTCGCGATGCGGCATCGCTTGCCATTCTGTCCACTTACGAATGCGTTTCATTTCATAAGACGCATTTTGACTACATAGAATCTTGCATCCAAATGACGATTCTTGGAGCAACGGATTTATTGGATTACCACAACGAGTGGGGTCCGACGAGTTTTTATCGTCCGCGCCGTAAAATCGCCATTCAGGTGAATAATCGAGTGTGTCTTTATATAGGATTCCACATTTCACGTTTGTGCAAGTTGGAAATCCGTCGTCCATTATCAATATTGATGAGTCGCATAATTTACACGTTGTATCGTTTTGATATTCGTCGCTCGGTTTTTCATATACACATTCAATATTGTTCAACTTCTCATCGGTATCGAATATGTCCCATAATGTCCGCTTTTCGACCGACGATAATAATGAGCCCTTGTTTTTCTTTGTTCGACCGGTTCGTTCGCGATTTAGTGTAATGGACATTGTGTATAATATGTGAACTATTTGGAGTTACAATCAATTTTATTCAAGTCGTATATATTTTCTATTGTTATTATAATTATATATGGCTAGCAACACTCAAATTGTTCCAAAGCAGACATTGACCAATACGGATTTGAATACTATATATAGCATGGTCAGCAAACGTGTTGTTGACGATATTTGCTCTGCGATTGTAAAGGGGGCTCCTTTAACCGATACGTTGTCTACTAATTTACAAGAACAAATGCTAAAAATTCTACAAAATGAGGATTTTCGAGAGAAAATAAATAGCATTCTTGAACAGAGCGTATCCGTTACTTTGCGCAAAGCGACAAGCGGGGATCTTTTATTGTATGCATTTTCAGCCATGAAATCGTTTGAAGAATTAACTCCAAATGCGATGTTAAAAATTTTCGAAAGTGTTTATAAGCCGGGCGACACAAAACACAAATTTGTTGATCGCCTTATACGTATGTTATATAAACCACCGTATTCTGAATGGTTTCCAACTGCCGCCATTAGAGGAGGAACTCGAAAAATGTCCAGACGAGGCACCCGTAGAGGCACCCGAAAAAGCTTGATTAGTTCCAAAACGCGAAGTCGTTCTGTGCGAAATAAACGCTCCATTGGGGGGGATGGAATTTGGAAGGCTCTCGCGAATACTGCGCGTAATGCATCAGATAAGGTGAAAGGTATCGCTGCAAGTGGTGCAGGTAAAGTTGGTAATACATTACGTGATATTCGTGATAATATAACGAGTTCTGCTTCATCGGTTAAATCAACTGCAGGTGATGCGAAGAATTCAATTCTTGGTCGCGAAAAGGCTACCGATTCCGAAATGGCTGCACATGCATCGGAAATATACGACAAATATAGTAATAAACTGGTTGAGATGACCATGAAACAATTAGACAAGACCAGCGGAGAAGTTGCTAAAAAAATGACCAATGCATCTTATCTATATATGATGAAAAATGGGTCGTCTATATTAAATCCCGTTTTGATAATGATTGAAAATACAATTATTAATAAACCTTATTTGAACGATATTTTTCCTGTATTACTTACCCAGGCATTGTATAATTCACGGTCATTAGTTGGTTCCACCATACTTGATGTAGTTGACGAGACGATTATGTCTCCACCCAATAAGATTATGGTGAATAGTGTAATCAACGCACTTCGAACAAAATTGGACAAAACGGTTGGTGCTGAGTAATTTATTATTTTACATGAAAAAACATGTAAAATACTTATTGTGATAATATTCGGATTGTATATTCTTATGCGCTCTCAGTTGGCGCTTCTAGTGGTGAGGCAGGTCTATCGATACTCGACCCCCTCTGCATATTTCTAGATGACTGAGTCGCCAATGCTTGTCTGCGCGTTTCACACAAGATCGGTCCGTCGGAAACACCCGTAATATCGGATGCATGAAATTCATGCTTGATATTATCGGAACGGTTTCTATTATCGGAGCGCACCAACTGGAAATCCACGTACTCGCCTTGAACCAAATACTTGTATTGTGAATTGGCCACGCGGATGGATGAATAGTGAACAAAAATATCCTTTCCACCGAACTCTCCCTCACCACAAACCGTAATAAATCCAAAACCGGATTTGTTATTGAACCACTTTACCATACCGGTCATTCTTTTTTGTGTAACGCTATTGGTAGACATACTGCTTACTCGTTATGACTTATTATAGTCAAACCTGTTTATATGGTTTCGGTATAATTTATTTATAATGATTATTTATATTGAGTATGATTCGGATTATTTCAAATGGTCGGATTGCCGCAGTTCTATGTTTATTGCTCACTTTAGTTATATCGTTATGGATCGGCGAGAACTTGATTGAAAATAACACGTTTAGTGAAGGTCTCACGGTTGATAATCTAAATATGAGTTTAACGACTGCACCTGCACCTGCACCTGCACCTTCCGGTCTCATCAAACAAAAGAAGAAGAAGGAGGGTTTTCAAATGCCTTTACGTCCCGAGCCCGTTAACAGTGTCCTTACTATCGATACGGAGCCCAAGATACAGCCACCTTTTCCAGAGAAATACTCCATAACCAATGTGTTTGAGCACATTTTCGGTATGTCTAACCCAAATGAACGGTTTGAAATACCTAAAATCTAGGTTCCCACACACACCTTGAAAAATACCTCTATCTAAACAGTTGCCACTTTTCCATTTTGGAACTTTTAAAAAGTTCCAAATTGGGTAACCTCCACATATCTTCAAACAACCTGTTTTTGGAAAAGTCGTATCAGAGCATAATGCAGCGAAACGTGAACTGCAAAAAGACGTTTCGCTGCAACCACTTTTTCGTTGCGTCGGACTCGTTGATATTTCCGGATGTAATTTATTTAGCATTATATATGTAAAAATGCTAAATGAAAATACATCAATTACATCCTCAAATTATAAATGCGAATCCTGCAACTTTATATGCAGCAAAAAAGGTGATTATAATCGTCATATATTGACCGTAAAACATGCGAAGCTAACAAAATGCTATGAAATGCTAACGGAAAATACATCACACGAATTTGCGTGTGGATGTGGACGCTACTTCAAACATCAGTCGAGCTATTCACGTCATAAATCGTCATGTCGCATAGGAGACAATTCGAGTATATATAATAAGGACAAGATTATTGATCAACTATATCAAGAAAATCGCGAAATGAAAGATGCGAATCGCGAAATGAAGTCTATGTTTATGATGATGATGGAGAAATACGAGGAAGAGCGCATACGTAACGAGACGGATAAAAAAGATATTATGAATAAAATAATTGATATTATTCCAAGAGTTGGTAACACCACCACGCATAATACTGTGAATAATACGCTGAATTTTTATCTTACTAATACGTGTCGGGATGCTGAGACGATTCATGACTTTACCGACCGATATGTGAAACGCTGTGTCGAATTTTTTAATACTAATTATAGGGGGATGGCGTCTAAGCAAATTAGTTTGGCGTATAATGTATACGAGATTTTTTTCAAATGCCTCGAGGATAATCCACAATATATGAACTTTATACAGACAACTGACGTTAAAAATGGCGTATTTTACGTAAAAGAGAAGAAAAAGGACGCAAATCGTCAACTATATGGGGAAGCCGAATTCATCAAATATGTTGATGGATTCGAAAAGGCAGGCGCGAGTATTGGACATGCTATGACCAAGGCTTTTCTACCACTTCAAACATCTTATACCGGTATCTTGGAAAAAGAGATTGGTTCACCACCAAACGAAGACGATTACGAAGACGAAGAAGAGTATGAAGAACTCTTGCACAAATATAAAGAGCGAAAGGGCTCGATTGGTCGCCATTTATTTATGAATGTGTATGACGCCACCAGCTTATTCGATAGTAAAACGCGAAAAATGGAGGTTCTTGAAAAAACCAAACGACTCAAGGAGATGCTATAACGCCTGCCCCTTTACGCTATTGATTATCTCTTCTGGATAATCCATATCCTCCAAGATACGAACAGCCCCTTGCACCTTTGAAATCCCTTTTTTCATCTTATACGTGTATTTTAGTTTTCCAAGATCATCTTGGACAACATCCATTTTGTGGTTCCGAATGTATTTGTTTTTCTTCAATTTGCTGCAAATTTTCACATAGTGCGTCGTTAGAATAAAGTTTACGTGTTTGAATTGAGACATGTATTTCATGAATGCGAAACCCGCCTTGGTTGCTTCTTCCGGATTTGTCCCCGAATACAATTCGTCAAATATGCAATAATGGCGATATCCATCTACTTCGGGATAAGACAATATCGAATCGATTATATCTTTACATCTTCTTGACTCGGCTTGGAATAAACTGTCTCTTTCAGATGTATCAGGGATATTCAAATATGAATGAATATGTGTATACGGGTTGATAATCGCACTTTCATAAAACCCAAACCCAATTTGCTGCGAAAATATCACGTTAATTGTAGTAGACTTTAACATGGTTGTCTTACCGGATGCATTGGGTCCCGTAATGATGATTTTCTTGTCCAAATCGCAATCATTTTTTACGCACGCGTCTTCGTCCATATGCCCCGGGTAGTATTGTTTTTTAAAGGAACATGGACTCGCATTGTCGAATTGTGCAGGAGATATTATTCCCGATGAATAATGACTACTTACACCTCGAAGGTTGTCCAAGAACCCTTCAAATCCAAACGAATATCGTATACTTTCTTCATATGCACGATTCGAATGCAATTCATAGTAACATTGTAACATGTATCCAACGCTTCCAATTTTACTGAAAAAACTGCCTTGGTTGTTTATATCTGATAACATTGTGAGATAATCGGTTAGCACACAGATATGACTACGAATATCTTCGCAGAAAGCCATATATGTCTTCCTTCCGCAATGTTTTTCCACAAAAAGATTCATGTTATCAATCGATTGACCAAGATAGACCTTCATATGGTATAAATATGTATTCAATTTCTCAATATTACGGTAGAACCTCTTGCATGAGGTCACATTTTGATAAATTTGGTAGAAATACATACCCGCCGCCAAGACTAGGTAGATGATACTCTCAATTGAAATCTTGGACAATCCTGTAATTACCTTGCCTATGAAATGATGTTTCGCAATATCTTTTAATACATCGATATACATTGCTACTGTTATCGGAAGCCCTCGCAGTTTCAACATGATAAACGGTAATATCAAAAATAGAATTGGAATCATGAGACTGATCGCAGGCGACATCATATTTAGCATCGACAATAGCTGCATAAATCCAGACGAACGATTCAGAGGTTTTATGATATCCCATTCCACATAACAATATTTTTCCAAGAAATACGCAGGATTTCCTTTCACATCGTCCCAAATAGTCAATAGTGTTTCCACGTCGGTAGTATATTCGGGCATGTTTACTGCATCTTGTATGACCGCCTGTGTATCTTGGAGATATTCAATGTTTGTTGTAAAATTCTGTTTCCAATCATCGATGAGTCCTTCACCAAATTTGTGCGATGGCTTGAATAATCGCTGATACACCGATTTATCGCCGACCGTTTCCACTAATTCCAGGTCTCGACTTACCGTGTTCGTTAGTATATGTAATTCACTCTCGGGTAAATATGAAATCGGCAATTTGAATGGATGATGTAAACGTGTCGGTTGCGGTATATCTACCCCGGGCTCATATACAACGCCTACCGATTCCGATATCAACATTTCTGCACGAATTCTGGCTTCATCCATAATTGGGTCAATCCATGCAAACATGTTTACACTAATCTTGGAAATTAGTTGTATTTATATTACGCAACGATCAAACAATATTGTAATTTGTAAAAATATTACGATATGTATGCGACCCTATTATCTAGACCATGCTAGCAAATGAACCGGGCAATTCCTCTATGGTGGATTGATAATGATTTTCAATTGTTTTCATCGCACTAATATCCTCCTTTGTTACAAAATTAATAGCTAAACCTTTTCTGCCCCATCGCCCACTTCGCCCAATACGATGCAAATAATTGTGCACGCATCTTGGAATATCAAAATTAATTACAACACTTACCTGTTGAATATCAATCCCGCGAGAAGTAACGTTGGACGAAATCATAACGCGATATGAACCCGAACGGAATTCGTCAAGGGATTTCCTCCGTTCGTCACTAGTCATCGAACTGTGAATGCAGCAAACGGAATGGTTTTCTTTACGCATTGCGTCGTATAAATCAATTACGCGATTCACACTATTCACATATACAATGGTCTGGTTTAGCGATAATTGACCGAAAAGGTCTTTCAGTGTTTCGAATTTTGACGCATCGTTGGGCAAGGCAATATAATACTGTTGTATGCCTTCCAGATTCAACTTCTCCGCCTCCATCGTAATACGAACCGGATTACGCATAAAACGATTGGTCAATTCCAACATTTCATTCGGCATGGTCGCACTGAATATAGCAACCTGTATATCAGTGCTCATCGCATGAAACACCTGGTAAATATTCTCCAAAAATCCGCCTGATAACATTTCGTCCGCCTCATCTAATACAAACAATTTAATATCCTTTGTTCGAATATGCTTCCTGCGTATCATATCACATACGCGCCCGACAGACCCTATAATCACATGCGGGACGTTAGACCGCAAATCACTCGCATCTTCCGTGACGGAAGTTCCGCCGACCAACGTCTTTACAACTACTCCGGACATCTGTGAACTCATCGTGCTAACCACCTTGGATATTTGACGAACCAGTTCATGTGTGGGCGCCATGATAAGCGCCTGTGTTGTGCGACTACTTACATCCAGTCGTTGAAGAGTTCCAATTGTAAATGCACCCGTCTTACCCGTTCCTGATGGTGCTTGTGCGATGACGTCGCGTTTTTCAATTATTGGAAGTATAGCCGTCTTTTGAATCTGACTGGGATTTTCAAACCCATGAGAGTAGATACCTCTCAATAGAGAGTCATCTAAGTTGAAATCATCCCAATTCTCAATCGATTTTATTTGTTCGACTACGTCGGATTCAATAATTTTCGTGTCTTCCATTTCATTTGATTGTAAAATACTATTTAACTAGTTTACGTAGAAATAATATAAATATAAAGTCGCCAATATATAGAGTATATACATGTCTACTATCATACATCATCATACTATCGATTCCATTTTATCGTATAAATTTACACATTGTGTGAAATTATCCCCCCAAGTAAAAGATATAATCACCTTTTTAGAGTCACACATTGAAGTTCCCGCGGATATTCCGGAAGCAATTTCGTTAAAACGAGTCGATAAGAGTTTTGACCGAACGAATCGAGGAGGTAGACATCGTAAACAAGGCGGCTCTCGCAATTCGTCCAATGATGATTTGAATTCTATGATGGAAGATTGGGACGCCATGCGCAACTTCAAAACAACCACAATCGTAAAGGCGACTGGATTTGAAAAAGAACTGAATCATATCCGAGGTCTTTTAAATAAACTGTCGGATAAAAATTACGATACTCAAAAGGAGACTATTTTGGAGAAGGTTCGCGAAATAGTCGCATCCGACGACGAGACTGACGGGTCAAATATCACAAGGGTCGCAAATATGATGTTTGATATAGCAAGTGCGAACCGCTTCATGTCGGAAATCTATGCAGATTTGTATGTCGAATTGGTAGGTGAATGCGATACATTTGGCGGATTGTTGGACGGATTCCTTGTAAAATATCGCGAGACGTTGAACACGATTTCCTATATTGACCCCGACCAAGATTATGACCGGTTTTGTGAATACAATAAGGCGAATGAGCTGCGTCGGGCGAGCGCCGCATTTATTATGAATCTAACCAAGCGAGACATGATTTCCAGAGCAGAGGTGATGAGTGTAATTATCGAGTTACAAGAACTTACCTTGCGTTTTATCCAAGAGGATGCTCGTAAGAATGAGGTGGATGAAATTACCGAGAACGTATTTTTACTCGTCACAATCGGTAGCACATTTTTATCGTCAGAATCCATGTGGACAGAGACAATCTCTCCCTTCTTACATGCATTTTCAAAACGGAAGGCAAAGGATTATAAAAGTCTTTCAAGTCGGTGCGTCTTTAAATATATGGATATGATCGGTAAATAAAAATCTCTTCATTATCTATAATGGCGAACAATCCCTGCGTCTCGAATACGTGTGCTTTTTCCTATATACCCCCCATCTTTCCAATGAACACACGAAGAAGTTTGTATAGTAATAACGCAATGGTCTTTTACAAAGTAAACACTACGGCGTCGTGTCCGACTGGAACGGTTCGTAATTCCAGAGCAGTTGCTAGAAGAACCTAATGTAAATCACATGTATCATGCTAAGATATGTGTGATTAATTCTATCCACTGAGGCAAACTACTTTTCGCAAATTGTATCTAGGTGCAGTCGCACCGCATAACAATTCGGTCATTCCGTGGTTTACAGTAGATTTATATATTGATGAACATGTAATATGATTCCAGTAATAAAATAGGAGGTGTATTAATTTTTAACGCGCATAGCCCCCAGTTCGAGGCAATGCGCTCTCTCCTCATCCACCCATCATTTTGGTCTTGGACCCGGACGAGTAACGCATGCTATTTCTATACATAAGCCACACAAATGCAATTATGGCTATAATGTATGTCCAAAACATACTAAACACGTCAAAGAAGTTGGTTGTTGTTATTTGCATCGACGATGCACCAAACGGGGTCGAAATGTCGCTAATGCTTGACGTCATTTATACTATATGTTGCTATAAAATTTTCGAACGTGAACCATCTTATATGTCTACCAGATCGCGTATCCGAGGCGCAGACAAAATCGCTACATTATGTATACATGGTTTATTCTAGCATTAACGGCACAGTCTTTTATAAAGAAACACCTGAGATTGACCCCGAAGATATTGGATACGAATCGGTTCTCTATGAGCTTGATATACATAGCAAACAAGTTCTGATTGCATTGGGAAAGGCCAAACACACCTACATTCAGCGTAATATTGTCTTCTATCCAGTTTATTTAGTTACAAATGGAAGAGTTAAATCTCAGATTGGCGTCGTTGAGATTCCCAAGAACCATGTCTTGGAAATAACGGATGATGATGGTGATATTGATGTCGCAAAATTGTCCGTCCCTCTCTATTATGGATTTGCAAACGAAACGTATATTGACCGAAACGGTGCGGATTCAAAACTGTTTATTAAGAGGGCGGAGCAACCAATACCCACCGTAGTCGAATTATCAGATTCAGACGACGATGCAGACAAAGTCATGTCCGTAAAAGTGAAACCATCCAAAATGTCCAAAGAAATTGAAAATGCATCGAATACGCTTAAAGATGGCGTGTTTCAAGTTGATAGCAAAATCAAACTCCCGGTCGATCTAGTGGAGGAAACGGATGTCGACGCAAAACAAATAAAAAAGGATTTCCAATCTTCTAAAAAAAATACCTGGATTGAGACCTTTATGAAAAATAATCATTATGATATTCATGACGTGGAAAACAACGGGGATTGTTTATTTGCAGTCATCCGAGACGCGTTTAAACAAATTGGACAAATTACCACAGTCGCCAAACTACGCGCTATCTTGGCCAAAGAGGCGACGGACGGAATATTTCAGAATCACAAGGTATTATTTAACGATCTTGATGGAACGGTTCGTGAATATGACCGGGAACTAAAAGAAATTAAACACATCTTAGAAACGGTTCTCGCCAAGCGTGCCCAAAAAGAACGCGACAACAAGGAGGAATTGAAAAAAATATTGGCCGAATCGGCTCGTATGAAATCCGAATACAAACGTATTTTATCTAACAAACAAGATGCCCAGGCTATGATTCGGGAAAATGTGGATGATTTTTCCGCGGTTGATACGTTGGAGAAATTCCGCGAATATGTTCAAACGTCTCGTTTTTGGGCAGATAGTTGGGCAATATCGGTATTAGAGCGCGTTCTACAAGTGAAAATGGTTATTCTATCCCAACGAGCCTATTTAGAGGATGACCTAGACGGCGTGATGATCTGCGGCGAAATCGACCCGGTTATTCAACGCGAAGGTGTTTTCCGACCCAAGCATTATATCATGACTACATTTAGCGGTGACCATTACCAATTGATTGAATATAAAAGTAAACGCATATTCGCGTTTCATGAATTACCTTATCACATCAAGGCCCTCATTGTAAACAAGTGCTTAGAAAGGTCATCCGGTTCATTCTTTGTAATACCAGAGGTTCGTAATTTGAAATCACGAATGGGGATAGACGAAGACGAAGGAAAACCAAAGGATGATGATGACGATACAAGCGCCGAATATAATTCCAAGATAGTCTTTTCGTTTTACCAAAAGTCCGCGAAAACGTCCAAACCAGGCAAAGGCGCGAACGAGAAGATTCCAGCAGATAAACAATCGGCGTTTCTCGCATTGAGCCGAATACCCGATTGGAGACGCAAATTGGATGATTCTTGGACAGATGCTACATTTACATTGGACAAACATGAATGGGCGTCGGTCGAACATTACTATCAATCATCCAAGTTTAAGAAGCGCAACCCCAAATTCGCAGCCATGTTTTCATTAGACGAACCTAGCGATTTTTCCAAGGACGTCAGTTTAGCAAAGATTGCGGGAAGTCAAAATCCAAAGGCAAAGAAACAGGGCGTATTGCTGCGACCAAAATCAATCGAAATTGACCCGGATTTCTACGACAAACGCCACGAAAATGAACGTTTGGAAGCATTGCGGGCGAAATTTAACCAAAATGAGGATTTAAAACAATTACTTTTGGCTACACAAGATGCGAAGTTAATTCAACTGCATCACGGCGCGCCGCATGAAATTGACCACATGCTCATGGCGGTGAGGCGAGAATTAGAATCTAGCAACTAACAAAACATATACATCATAATATATCCCATTAGTGTATACATTATGAATGCAGATATAGAAATACGTAAGCTGTTTCCAAAACAGACCCATACAATGACCCGTAATACTCGAACTCTGTTTCATACCATTGTAAAGCGAATTGATGCCGGATATAAATCTTGGAAATATGCACAAGATGATATCATTTCGTTAGGGATGGAACGTAAACAGCATTCGGATTTTGTTGGTAGATCGTCGTATGATTATATACCACATGAAATTCGAAGCGTGATTGAAGAACACCCTGTCCACCAGGAAGTGTTTTCGTTCTTCATTGAAAAACGTAGATTCCACGTCGCACTTATTCTACCAACCATTGATCCAAGTGATCCACACGAATATTTCCAAGATGCGATACAGAAAATATATATATGGTTATACGTAATCACACCCGTGATTCACTCTGGATGCTCGGATACAATGGATATTCACATATTTTTTACAGATAAAAAAAAGAAATTGTCCAAGATTAAACGCGAGCCATTGGGCGAAATACACGTAAACACAGCATTTACCACTTCTTGCAAACCATCCACCAAGGTGCACGTCTATCGCAAAGAAGAATGGTTTAAAGTATTTATGCATGAGACGTTTCATAATCTAGGCTTGGACTTTTCGGCCATGAATGAGAGCATATCTAACGATATTATCTTGGCGCATTTTCCGATTCAAGCACCCGGTGGAATCCGATTGTATGAAAGTTATTGTGAAATATGGGCTGAAATATTCAAAACAGTATTCGTGTCTTATTCTTCTTCAAAGCATAGACCTTCTACCAAAGTCATCTTGGACAAGATAGAACGAATGCTCCACGAAGAAATGTTATTTTCCACTTTCCAGTGCGTAAAGATATTAAATCATTATGATATGACCTATGAACAATTGACCAATATACATTGTCCGGTATCAAAGAATGCGAGAGCCAATTATAAAGAAGATAGTTATATTCTTTCGTATTACATCATGAAATGTATCTTATTTTCCCAATACAACAAATTCATTGACTGGTGCAAAGAACACAATCGTGTAGATGAATTAGGCGAGCCCATGACCGGTATGAAAGTGATTGGATTTATGCATACCCAGGATAATGTGAACGAATATGCGGAATTTATTGTGAAACAATCACAAAATCCTGTCTTGCTACAAAATATTTCTCATTTTGAAAAGGTATTATTGAAGATACCGGAGACGCACGAATTGTGGCGGTCTCTTCGAATGACTGCGCCTATGAACGTGAGTTCATAAAATTGATTTGACTGTCTACACTGTATAGAACAGAAAAACAGACATAAAAATGGGGATCAAACACCTGAACAAGTTGCTTGTAGATAAATGCAAAAAAAGTTCTATATGTAAACAGGGACTCGGTATATTACGCGATAAAACGATTGTTATAGATACCAGTATTTATATGTATAAGTATCATGCACAAGATGCACTTATTGAGAATTTCTATTCAATGATTTCGCTCTTTCATAAATACAACATCACGCCGTTATTTGTATTCGACGGCAAACCACCCGTTGAAAAATACGAGTTGCTTAAGCAGCGTAAGGCCAACAAACAAGATGCCGAATTGAGATTTATTCAATTACAGGCAATGCTCGAGAATGAAACCGACAACGATGCACGCAAACATTTGAACGCCGAAATGGAGATTTTAAAACGTCAATTTATACGGATATCGGGTGCTAACAATAAATTGGTGAAACGTTTAATCACATCCTATGGTGCGAATTATTATGAAGCAAATGGTGAAGCCGACCGCGTATGTGCCTATATGGTTACCAGCGGAAAGGCGTGGGCGTGCATGAGCGATGATATGGACATGTTTGTATATGGATGCGATCGTGTATTACGACATATGAGTCTTGTTCATGAGACTGTGCTACTATATAAAATGGATGAAATATTGAATGATTTAAACATGTGTATGACGGATTTCCGCCAAATTATGGTAGTATCCGGAACAGACTATAATGTCGACAATCATACCAATTTAACAGAGACGTTGAAATGGTATTCTGAGTATACACGCGAGAAGAATAAGGGTTCTGTCGCGATAAATACGTCGTTCTATGCATGGCTAGTGAAACAAACTAAATACGTTCGCAACTACGACGACCTCATTGGTATATACAATATGTTTGTATTGGACAACAGCGTATACCCAGCTATAGACAATATAACCATACATCTTGACGCAAAATACAGCGAAGACCAACTACGAGCAATTTTGAGCGAAGATGGATTTGTATTTGCCTAACATAACACTGCGACTATTTGTATCATCACGGATAGAAATGATATAAATATTTTTATTTTTTATGAACATTCATAATATTGGATTACATTTGGAGAAATATTTGTTTATGCAGTTGCACTTGCCTCGGCCTTGATGAAGTGGGACTTCATGTAACGCTGGAGGTTGAAGTAGCTGAGCTCGTCGTCCTTCTTGAGCTTAAGAAGGGCAGACAACTTGGCGTCGGCCTCGATGATGCGACCGTTCTCCTTGTTCTGCAAATTGTGAGTGCGAATATAGGTATTGATCTCCTTGCTCACCTCAGTTCTGGCCATCTCAGTGCCTGCGCTCTTACCAAGAAACTTGGCTAGCTCGTCGCTGATACGAGTGGGCTTGACGAAGCCAGATGGTTGGCGGTTACCGGCACGCTTGGCCTTCTTAGCAGAGGTCTTCTGCGCAGCCTTCAACTCACGGGAAACCATCTTCTCAAGAGTCTTGAAATCACCCTTCATGGAAGAAAAGATGCTTCCGATCTGTTGGAGCTTGGCACCAAACTCGTTGAGCTTCTTGGATACGGGGGAGGACTCATCGTCAACAACCTCGTTTGCGAGGTCGCTCTGTGCAGCCTCAACCTGGACAGGAGCCACCTCAACGGGGGCAGCAGCAGCCTTGGCCGCCTTCTTAGGGGCATCGGCCTTCTTAGGGGCGTCAGCCACCTTCTTGGGGGCAACGGAAGCCGGAGCAGCAGCAGCAGCAGCAGGAGCAGTAGTAGTAGTCTTAGCGGTTCTAACCATTTTCACTATACACATTATAGTGTTCTTTATTTAAGTGGTTTAACGCACTAATATAAATATTATTCCTAAATACCGCTAGGTGCATCGTGTAAACGCAAAATATTTGTCCGTATTTTTATTATCGACATGAAAACTCACCAAACTAGAGATTCATACAACCACGGCATATTTACTCTGGCCTCGCTATTTACCACCGTTAATGCAGACAAAACATGAAATGCACCTATTGTGCGGTATTCGGTATCGACGCCGGTGTATACCATGTCTTCCATGATTGAAACACATACGTTCTGAATCTGGTCTAAAGATAATTCCGCTATGACTATTGAGTTTGATGAGATCATAATAAATGGATCCCACAACGGACAAATCTTGGCCTTGACCGATGTTGGTATTTGCGCGCGATATGTCCAAATGTCTTTCAATATACGATAGAACCGCATGCTACCACGTCTGTCTAATTGCGTAAACCATTGATATTGCGTGTAGTTACCGAGCTGGTCTATGTCCATGAATAACAAACGGCATCTCTCTAAAAAGGGTCTTGTCCGTATATTTCTTATATGCTCAATCATGTCTATGTGATTATACGTATTCACGGTATTGGGAACAACTGCGTCTGTATTTCTTCGTGTGCGAGACGTGTTTTGCGGTGCACGGGCACTCGATGGCTTAGTTGTTGTTTTTATCGGCAATATTCTTTCCCGCACGATATAGGGCGTGTTCATGATTGTAATTAACCGTTCTAATGTGCGTATCGACATCACCGCGGCGTCCATATTACCGCGATTATATGGATTTTTTACATTTCTCGTTTTACGTTTCAAATACGCATATAGAGACTCGATTTCAAATCCATATGTAAAATTGTCCGGGTCTGTGTAACTAAAGAATTCCAAGAATGGGATGTTCTCTAGCGGCTCAAGAGAATAAAAATCAGAATCATTCACACACATTTTGCGATTTTTCAATGCGACACCTCTTAGTCGAATCGAATGTCGCACAAAATGACCTCTGACCACCCGTTGAATGTGAACCGCCGACCCCTCTTGAATCAAATATGTTCTTAGCCGATCCGTCAATACATGCTTTGTCCCCACTAGCGCAAAATCGTGCAGCGTCTTAATTGCGTTCTTGGCGTCTCTCTTCATTAGTGATGAATATGTATTTGGAATCACCATCGTATTTTTGTAAAACTTCAATGCTTCTCGGAGTTGTGAAAGTTTCAATGCGCCCAGGCAATTTGGGTCATTTTGATATTCATTATATGTAACGTGATTCACTGTGGGCGAAATACAAACTGGTTCTACAAATTTATTTTCTACGATTTCAAAACTACTTGTCGCATCATTCGACAATATTATAACGTCAAGCAAATCTGTTTCCATGTTCAAATATGTATAATATATATATATTTGGTTTATATTATTTGATTAGGCTATTCAATATCATATCTAGTTTATTCGACGTATTGTCGTCGAAATTGCGAAGAATACACTGCATGTATGCGCAAAAAATAATCGCGTTTTCAGCCATAACTTTACATAGCATAAAATTGATTTAAAGATTTGACCCTTAGTTATATCATAATTAGTCGAGCCTATTAGTATAATGTCTTCTTCAAAGCCTCTTGTTCTCTCTTCCGGTGACTGGAATACCCAATCCGTCAAGTATATGCCCCCTAAGGTAAATGCTATGGGTGGAAAGTCTATTAATATGATCAGCACACAAACAAATCGTTCTTTGCATATTTCCACTCCTATGATGATGACCTGGGGTATTACCGATTTCATCGGCGAAAGTGGCGAGTCTGACGGCAAGTTCACCATGTCTTTGAATTTTCCTAACTCGGAATATCGCAAGCCCGTGACCGATGCTTTCCTCGAGAAGGTCAAGGCATTTGAGAATCAGATTCTCGACGATGCAGTGAAGAACTCTGAGCTCTGGTGGGGAGAGGAGATGTCTCGCGAGGTGTGCAAGCACTCATTCTTCCCTTTCCTCAAGTATAATTACATCAAGGGAACAAAGAAGGTTGACGCTACCAAGCCTCCTTCCATTCGCGCCAAGGTCCCACTCTACCAAGGCAAGTGGGGCGTAGAGTTGTATAACACTCGCGACGAGATGGTGTTTCCATGTGATAATGACCGCCTAACTCCTGTGGATTTTGTCCCTAAGTTGAGTCAGGTAGCATGTGTTCTACAGTGCGGCGGTATTTGGATTGGCGGGAAGGGATGGGGAGTCACATGGAAGGTCATCCAATGTGTTGTTAAGCCGCGCGAGGTTGTTAGCGTGTATGGAAAGTGCCACATCCAGCTATCTGATGATGACCGCGGTGCGATCGAGTCTCAAACTATTCAAGATGATGCGGATGAATATGAAACTACTGCATCCGTAGAGCCTCCTCGTGCCGCGACTGTGTTCGAAAGTGCGGCTACTCACAGCACGGAGGCAGTCGATAGTGATGAGGAAGAGGTTGAGGTTGCTCCTGCTCCTGTGGTTGCGAAGAAGGTGGTCAAGAAGGTGGCTGCACCCGTCGAAGTAGAGGCTCCTTCTGCTGCGCCAAAGAAGAAGATCGTCAAGAAGAAGCCATTGTCTGCCTCCGAGGACGCATAAGCATTTTGAGTGTTACCGTATATAAGTCCCCTAGTTGAGTTTTGAATATTAAAATAAAAACAGTTTGTTTTTATTTTACACATTTTCTCATTTAGAGCAACGCGTATTTTATTAATATTATTACAATGTGTAATTTATTTAGTATTCATTTTTCTTTTCGGTCGGTGTAATATCTATTTTTTACGAGTTGTTCGTTTACACACCTTCCTTTTATGATTTGTTCGTTTACGCCCCTTCCTTTTACGATTTGTTTGTTTTCCGCCAGAAATCGTACAACCATATCCGATGCAGCTAACATGTTCTTTTTTATCACTCCCACTAACAGGTTCTGTTTCATCACTCCCACTAACAGGTTCTGTTTCATCACTCCTACTAACAGGTTTTTTTCCTTTTTCATTTGAGATTTGAGATTTGGTCGTGTTAATATCTAAATCATAATTCTTGTTTGATTTCGACGCAGTCGGTAAAAAAATATTTCTTCTCTTCTCCTCAATTAAGTTAGCAAGTTTTTCTTGTAGTCCTTTCTGGACGTCGGAATCCGCTTCTGGTTTATATGTAGTACATAATTCGGTATCATTTGGGTCGACAATAATTAATTTCTTTTTCTTTCCGAGAATCACTTCAATAATATGATCTACGGTTACACGCGTTCCGTGTAACTTCACAGACATGGGTAGGTTAACCGCAAAGTCGCTAAAACAGTCGTTTCCATTTAAGTCGTCATCCTGTGAAAACCCAAATTTAGTGTAAGTGCATAACCCAGGTGTATTATTATATCCCCTCGCCAATTCTAGAATACCGGTTTGGTTAACACCGGTTTGTGTTGTAAGCAATGTGTATAAATACATTCCCATTAACAAAGTTCCTTGATTCGCGATGCTGCATATTAGTTTTACTGCATGTAGTTTGGGATGTTTTTCGCATTCACCCTTTTCAACAATCATAAATCCCTTGACCTGTTGCATCTTGAATTTAATATAATCATCTGGCGTAACTACTGTTTGTTTGGCGTTTTTGTGTGTATCGGTAACCACCAATAAAATATCGTATTCTTCGGAGAGTGAAATGGAACTCTCAACCGAATCAATCCCATACCACTCTCCGACCTGGTTTTTACATTGGTCTTGTGCTAAACCTAGTACAAATGTGTCGAGTTGTGCTTGTATAAAGTCATCTTGAGTAGTAGTAGTTCTCTTTCCCGGTCGTGGATGCGATGTACTACCAATAGGCCTGGTCTCAATTAGCCACTTTATCACGCCCTTTTTATTTAACAATGCTAAATTGTTTTTTTGTAAAAAGGTTTGGTTTGCGGTCTTGTAGTCATCTCTGTTAAGTATGTTGTTAAAACTGGTTAACATCTCATCTGTAAAAAATGCCATATATGTATAATATATATATGTATAATATATATATGTGAAGAAACCATTATAATATTCAAACGCTTTCTATTGTTGTTTATTGGACTTAGTTTGCTTGAGTATTATCAACAATAGGTTGATATTTCTTACGACATCCTCTTTGATGTTCTGAAAGATTTTGACGATTCAGTGTAATATAAAATGGGTGTATTAAATGAGAAAAGGTGTAATGAATAATACCTTAGTCGTAGCCATCTTTTTCTATCTGAGTATAATTGGGATAAAATTGATGTTTTACGCATATATCATGGTAATGGAACAATAAAATCAAATCATGTTGCATGAATTATCAAACATATCAGAAGGAGTTGTGATAAAGCGACCTTCACAATATATAAAATCTCCCTATGTTGCCGATGTGATGATCGATGGAGTCAACTATCTTGGACATACACCTTCGCTGGGCTGTTGTGGATTAGCAGATGCACATTCTACTGTTTACATGACTCCATCTACAACCAAAACATCGAAATGTAATTTTACGTTCTACCTGGCCAAGTATTCTGATTTACATCACCCAACACAGTCTGAACTTGTTGGTATAAATCCAAAAATAGCAGAATTACTAGTCGAGCGTTGTATCACAAACAATTATTTATCACTGTTACAAAATGTTCGCTCTTATCGTCGAGAAACTTCTATCGTCATACCTGAATATGGCTTGAACTCGCGGTTCGATTTCAGCGGTATTGATTGCGACGGAAAACCATTCTTGATGGAAATAAAAAGCGTCCCTCTTGCGAATTACGAAGATTTACCCGGAAAAGAGCGGTTAAGTCAGAAATGCTACCGCAGCCGAGATTTTAACTCGAAAATCGCCTATTTTCCAGATGGATACAGAAAAAAACCGGGCGACACGACCAGTCCACGGGCATTAAAACATATGTGTGAATTGACCAAAATAGCAGGCATGTCTAAAACAAGATGCATGTTAGGATTTGTGATTCAAAGAAGTGACGTAATGTGTTTTCAAGCTTCGGTAATTGACCCCGAATATAAAAACGCCTTGAAAAAAGCAAAGGAAGCGGGGGTCGAGATATTTGCATTGGTAGTCAAATGGACATCCGACGGAAAATGTTCATTTGTTAGAGACGATTTACCTATTCGTTGGTAATCGTGATATGTATATAGACCGAACTCTTCTTGGATACATCATATATATCAGACATGTTAATACGAGAAATTCCGCTACCTTGGATTTTTACTGTTTGATTACGTAGCATTTTTAATTGACTTCTCTCAATATAGAGTCTCTTCCCCCCTATATCAATCTCAATTTGAGGCTTGTTCCAGATTTCCATTGCACTATACGTTTGCCTGATATGTATATCATTGTTGTCGTCAATCTCTACACCTTCCTCCAACTTCGGTATACATTGAACATACAGTTCTGCACCAGAATTATCATACACCAATTCGTGATGCCATAACGGAATATAATACGTCTTATCATAACACTCCAATTTATATACATTGTCTGCGTATACATCATTCAATGACGGGTAAATTCGTATGCATTCGTCGCGACCAAACTTGTCCGAATACATATGCGCCATCTCCATTATAAATGAATCTGGTATATGCAACACATCTTGCTGCGCTCGTAACAATTCGCATATTTTACCACATTGCTTGCGATTTAATCGCCCTAATAATTCTAACGCCTTTGTCTCGCACTTGTTTGATATGTTTTCAATGATCGAACATACCCATTTTGGCTTGATTCCCTGAAAGACTTCTGCATCCAATACAGGGGATAAAAATGAGAATAGAACCTTGGTATAATCTACGAACGTGCTTACTGGGTCGTCCTTCTGTTCGCCTGTTCCCTCTTCGCATTCTTCGGAAAATCCATGGTAGTTACGCGCATTTTCGTATGCCTCACTAATTTCAACAAACCGTGCATGTGCCTCTGCCGACTGGTTTTTGTCCGGATGATAACGGAGCGCCTCTCTATGATAACACCGCTTCAATAATTTCTCGTCTATATCATCGTCCAGATTTAATCCGAGTATTTGATGCGCTTTTTCGTATTTTTTTCGGGGGCTCGACATTATCAAACGAGTAGTTATGGATATGATTTAGTATAGTAATGAATATACTCTCTAAATGGTAAATTGGACGATAATTATTATTATATTGCTGTAGTTGTTGGTATGATTTATTCAGGATATCAACTATAGCTGTATTGCTCAATTTGCCTTGGCGTATAAAATGTGTAATTACATACCACAATACATCGTATATATCCAAATTGTAAACCAAGATATCATATAAAAAGTCGCGAAATTCAGTAATATTCATCTTGTCTGGTTCATTTATTTTCTCCACCAATGTCTCGCATACATTATCAAATGTTTCCTGTGGTAATTCCGATAGATCCGGTGCGTCTTGGATTGTATGTATTTCTTTTAAATTTAATACGTATTCGGTTTCTATTTCTTGCGGAAGCCCCATTCGCATATATAATTCTTTTGACGGACGCTTTACATGCACCAATTGCATGTTTTGTAAAATGTTGTTCGGTAAGAAACTAATATGCTCAGACAATATGATGAATTTTATCTGAAATGCACATTTGTCGCTCGAATATTGCTGTATATAACTATAAAAATTCTCCAGTAATTCAGAATGAATCGCGTGGAAGTTTTTACATACGATAATTCCGTTTTTACACGCCTTCAACGAGACAATGTCCACGATTTGCATGTAAATATCATGCCACACAAGCTTGGAGTTGCATCCCAACAGAGACATGTCTATCTCATAATGGATATCGCTTATGCGATAACTATGCTCATACTTTTCTGTCTGCAAATCCATTTTTTTATCGTATTTCAGACCACTTGGGCTGTATTTTTTGATAAACCGCAACATCTGTGTATATTTTCCTACTCCGGATGATCCATATATCAATATATTTCTGAACTCTGCCGACTCGGGCGGCATCGAATCCTCGAATGCACGCAATTCTGGGTGCAAATCAAACTCGCTCGCGCGAGTCAAATATTCGTCGAATTGTGATTCGTGATATTTCATATAGATTATTTTACGAACCGAAATAATCTATATTTGCTGAATACGTTTATACCCTTCAGACATCAAAATGTATCATTTTATCCATCCGTGGTCGATACTATAATCTTGGACAATTGGTTCGCATTCAATACGTTTAGCACTGGTAAAATAATAGATAATACAAGGTATATCAATAACAGCGTCTTGTATGTTCCGGAAAATTTCGCAGTGGTTATTGCGTTTTCAAAATCGCTGGTGTAACTATACGTGAGACCCAACAGTGCTACCGTGGCGCCTACATACATCCATTTGTATATATCCAAGTTCCACCTAGCATTTCGAGCCAATTGTATTGCGTTATATTTCTTTTTAAGGAAATCACTCGATATTACGGTCAACAATGATGCTACAAACTGCATTATGACTCCTGGACATAATACCCAATACAATGGAATAGACACCTCGTTAATATCAGAAAGCGGCGTCTTGGGAAATGTTATACTAATCGACTTCAAATGTCTCGCCGTGTCCTTGGCTACTTCAAATAGTGTTACAAGTGTATATATCGTCTGCACACCAAACACCAACCCAAATCCAATCGGCGCAGTGATGTAATTAAACATCGCAACGAATGCGACTATAAACATAATCGAAATATATACGTATTTTGTGAATAATCCCACCATCTTACATTATCATGCGATTTTCCTTCAACCTATTATACATTGTGCGTTTCCTTCACCCATTCGAGCAAGGCGGATGCCTCGCACGTGTCGTAGGAATGAGGACACTTCTTTAACGGCAAAAACTTGGGCTTCTTCATCTTGGCCGTTTTGTAAAATATATATGCACCAAACTTTCCTGTTCGAACACTCATATCTTCGCTCAATTTCCTTAATATTGTCTGCGTTTTCACCTTTTCTTGGCTCGCAACTATCAGCTCTATCGCATCCGATAACTCTAGTTCATCTAAAGGTCGCTTCCAATCTCGTAAACTCTCTCGGTTATCGCCCCATTCAATATAAGTTCCATACTTACCCGTCTTGATCTTTACATCTTCGTTCTCGTATTTTCCAAGATTGTCCCTTTTTACCACCAACAAATCGTCTAAACTATATTCTCCGGCACGCAATTTGTCTACGTTTAATTTGGCCGATTTTACAGAATGGAATTTGGTCGTTCCGTCGTCCATTGTCTCCTTTACCGTCGGTCCATATTGACCAAATATTACTTGGTGCGATTCATCTATTTTATATGTTTCCTTAACCAATTTGGTTACAGGCTTGGACAACCTATCTATATCAGATACACAAGTAGCACATAATTCATACCATTCTCTTTTCTTATCCGGGTTGGTAGCAATGTCGTCCAATTCACATTCCATTTTCTTGGTATAATCATAGGAGAACAACTCTGCAAAATGCTTGACCAGAAACTCGATGCAGAGAACACCCATTGGTTGAATCACAAGTTTACTTTTCTCATTACCAAAGACCTTCTCAATAGAACGCTTGTCCAAGATTTCATCTTTACGTAGAGTAAATTCTACGCATTTTCGCGTTTCCCCGTCAATATCCATGCATTTTACATATCCTCTGTCTTGGACAGTCTCTACCAAGGACGCGAATGTAGATGGTCTTCCTATTCCCAGTTTTTCCAAGGTTTGGATCAAACTCGACTCTGTATACCTCGCGATTTTGTTTCGAACCACCACTGTGCTTTCTATACGCTGATATGGAATCGCCTTCTTGTGACTTCCTTGGAAAATCATCCTCTGTGTGACCAATTCGGATTGGTCGGGCATCTTATCCGTCACCTTTTTCCAACCCAGAAATGTCGGTATTTCGAGAATATGTGTGTAATTACATGCGTTATCTGATATAGTGGGCGCACTAACAGACACAGTTGTCGACCGAAATTTTGCATCCGACATGCAACTCTCTACCGTATTACGCCATATCATCTTATATAGCGCAGCCTCCTTTCCGGTGCTCTCCTTGGAATACGTTGATATCCGAATATCCGTCACACGAATCCCTTCGTGCGGATTCGTGTTATCCTTGTTCTCTATCAAGTCCAAATTGCCGACATATTCTTCTCCACCATATTCTTTTACAACAAATTTTCGAGCAATGTCCAAGAATACATTTGCGTATTTTGTGCTATCCGTTCTCATGTAAGTGATGAAACCGTTCTGATATAATGTTTGGCATAACTGCATCGTCTGTTTTGGTGATGTTCGCAGTTGATTGCTCGCTGCTTGCAACAATTTCGATGTGTTATATGGCTTGGGTGCGCCCTTTGTGGTTTCCTTCTCTAAACCAACATCCATAATATGCTTGTGAGAAACAGATTTCTTTAAAAACTCTTCCATCATATCTTCCTTTTCAAAGTCATGTCCAAGATGGAACTCCACGTTTTGCGCAGTAAAATACCCTAGTGTTTTGTATCTGGTTTCCATTCCCGATGCTTCGCGCTCCTTCATATTGTCGTAAACCAAACGTAACGCCGGCGTTTGACATCGACCCGCCGACAAAGCATTCGTCTTTCCATTACGAATATGTTTCCATAAATGCGGAGACACTTTGAATCCGACCAAAATGTCCAAGATTTGTCTCGCCTGTTGCGCGTGCACAAGATCCATGTCCACCACGGAAGGTGACTTCATCGCATTTAAAATCGCATCTTGCGTAATCTCGTGAAATACAATACGTTTCGTTGTTTCTATCGGTAATTTGAATACCTCACATATGTGCCATGCAATCCCTTCTCCCTCACGGTCGTCGTCCATGGCCAAGATAACATTCTGCTTGGGAAAATGAGATATAATTTCGCGCATTTGTTTTACATGCTCTTCCTTTTCCTTGATGATTGTGAATTTTGGCGTAAACTGATTGTCTATATCTATGTTCTTCAAACCATCCAACTCACGAATATGTCCTTTACTCGCTATACATCGATAACTTGTACCAAGATACGACTCAATCTTAGCACATTTTGATGGCGATTCCACGATTATTAGATATGATGCACCCGTCACCGCAGTAGAAAGGGTCGACGTTTTGTATCCAGTCGCAACAAATTTCTTGGACTTCGGAGGCATAGTAGATGTATAATATCCAAGATTGTATTTATTCTCTTTGCACATGTTCTATCATAATGTTGGAACGATAAGAATATAAATATAAATATAGCACGATAACTATGATTCTCACAGAAGATAAAATAACCGAATGGGTAAATTCAGCAGGAGGCCTTTTAATCACACGTCGCATATCCAATGTTCGCACATATGGGTTTGCAAACCGAATTGGCCTACAATACGTATGTCTAACCGGCTATCCCCAAATCATTCAACACTTTTTCCAAGAAGTCATTCAAAAATTCAACTCTAAAATTGTCCTCATCATCATCGAAAGTGATGTCGTCAAATTAAAGTCAGAATGGCTAGAACACTCACAATTACAACACTGCTTCACATGGAACAAACCGTTTCATCATCGCAATCTTTCCGCTCTTCCGATTGGGCTTAATTACAACCGGCAATATGATGCGATTACAAACTGGTTGAGCAAACAAACGTCCACCTCATTGGTCGATACCAAATTATTATGTATGAACTACAGTCCATCTACCGATCCATCCCGCGTAAAACTCATTGAATATGCGAAACACAAATGGTCGGATTTTTGCACAATCTTGGATTTTATTCCGAATGCGCGCGTCTATAAAATACCCTCTCATATAGAGGGACATATCACCGTTCCCGTTACAAACTCCGAATGTTACACTCAATGGTCGAAATACAAATTTGTAATATCACCAAGAGGAGCGGGCGAGGACTGCCACCGAACATGGGAAGCCCTTCTTATAGGCTGTATACCTATTGTTTTATCATCAAACCTTAACGAGTTATACAACAGTTTACCCATCCTCGTTGTCGATTCTTGGGAAAATATTACATTGCCTTTGTTAGAAGAATCTTATCGTAATATTCAATGTCGAAAAATGGAAAATGGGTATTGTATGGAAAAGGTCACGCTACAATATTGGATTGAACGGATTCAACAAGCACCAAACTCTATTCCCAAAATACATTTCATCACGTATGCAAATCATGTATATGAAAATGCGAAAAAACGGTTACTACGCGAAGCGCACGATTTTTGCGAATTTGTATCAATACAGGGATTATCGCCGGATAATTTATCAGACAATTTTAAACGACAATTTGAGAATATATTACAAATTCCTAGGATCGCGGGGTGTGGTATATGGCGCCCAGAAATCATTTTAAACAAATTGAAATTAATGAACGACGGAGAATATCTTCTTTATATGGATGCCGGCTGTAAATTAAATACGAAAGGTAAACGACGCATGTTTGAATACATAGAATTGCTTGAAAAATCCGATAAAGGGCTTATCACTATTCGGATGACTGGTAATAACGGATTTGGTCAATTATGCAAGGAAAGAGAATATTCTAGAAAAGAGGTTTTCGATTATTTTAATGTAGAACCAAATAGTGAAATTGGGAATAATCCTCAATGTTTATCGGGTATTTTATTAATGAAAAAGAATCAGCATTCAATGAAAATAATTGAAATGTGGTTGAAATGTGTATATGAAAATCCAAGAATGTTCACGGATATATACGATGAACCTATAAATGCGCAAGATGAACAGTTCATAGCAAATCGACATGAACAAAGTGTGCTTAGTATACTAACACATATACATGGTTCTGTTAATATCGATGGTGACGAATCGTGGATACCGCCATTTGGTCGCGGCGAATCGCTGAAATATCCCTTTTGGGCGATTCGGTCGAAAATATAACTACACATGGTTTCCGAATATATCGACCATCTCGGACTCCGGTTTTTGCGTATTTGTCGGAGGAACTGACTTCCTATCATACTCTTCCTTGGAATATGTATCGACCGTATCACATAATTTATTATCATCCCAATTCACCCTTTTATTTGTTATCATTTTCAAACATACATAATGATGAAGAAAATCTCGTATATTATACCATAATAGTTCGATTCGGGTCATTTCTGAAGTTATATTTTCACGACATTTTTTTCCAAACCAAGACATTATCAAAAAATCCGAATGCATTCCATTCATATTGTACTATAATACGAATAGAACTGACTGCAAAATTATAGCTTCTGGACTCCTAAATTGCGTATTATCTATATATTTGCCGCCGATCCCACATGGTATAATAAGGTGGACATAACTGCGTTTGCGCCAATTCGCTTCTGTATCCCTTGTATATACGCAAAATAGGCTGTCCTTTGCGTAAAATACACCTCTTATTCTCACTCAATTCCAGTTCAGAGGTTTCGATTACATTTCGCGGCACGTGATTCATAGCCATATGCGGCCCGGTAACCATCAATGCATTCTTTCCATAATAACCATTATGGACATTGGCAACCACATTCTCTATGCAATTGTGCAAAAATATATCGTGCGGCTTGTGTATCATGAGAGCTTGGTATATTCCACACACACCTAGCATCTCTCGGTCTTTCACAATGCGCGGCTGATTAATCAAATCCGCCAGCTTAAACCCGTCGACGCAACCATATTTGATATCTAGGTATATCCCACCATGTATGTATAATACACAGTATCTCCATAAATCGGCCTTGTATGCACCCGGTACCAATTTATCAAATGCACAAACCACATTCAATGGGAAATGTGTTTTGATAAATTCGCGACACATTGCGTCGTCATACAAGTGATGTTTTAATTCAGGATTCATCATTTTCAATCGATTCACCGATTGCTGCATTCTCGGAGGCAATTCCAAGGTATGATAGGTTTGGAACAGGTGTAATGGTATGTCTTGACTATCGGTCATTATTATATACTACATAGAATATGTAATATACAATTATTTACATCGTGTGACTATTTCATAGAATCACACACCGCATTTCCCAAGATAAACGTTACCGGCGAAAAATTTGACCTATGATCATGATACTGTTTTTTGAAATACAGTATGAACCCAACAATTGTTGTTGTAATGGCCACATATACACCATATTCGAACGCCTTCGTCAATTTTACAACTGTATCTTGGTAATCTATCAAATCAAATGATTCGTAATACAAAATATAGTCTTTGCATACTAACAATGCGACCATCAAAGCCATAATGAATTTGGAAAAGTATAAACCGGTCTTGCTAAATAATATGAATGCCCCCCATACGGTGAATGCATACAAAATATTCGTTAATGGAGGGTCAATTGTTTCAGAAAAAGACGTTAACATAAAGTAGATTATAACAATTGTTATCACATGCTTAATGTAAATGTTATGGGTAATGAAATATTGCAGATTACAATTTAGAATTGAGTTTATATAATTTCCGCACAATGCTAATATCAAAAAGAAAATACCCTGGATCATTATAAATGATTTTGGATTCGATATATCCACTTTACTCACTCCATCCATATTATACATTGTATAAACATATAAAAGTATACCTTGAAAGGTATATGTATGAATTCTACCTATTATTTTCAATCTATCTCGCGGACTTACAATGAGTTCAGTATTACGCCCATGTTATTAGAACCAATCGACCCTATTCAAAATAAACTATTTTCCGGCGACGAGTTTACCTATTCTGAAGGTGCAACAATCGTAAAGTCGCCCATTCGCAATTCTAGCGCACTACCAGGCATCCTCATTTTACAAGGAAATCAGACATTTGGTCGAACCACTAACGGCCGAGTCCTGTATAAATGCATCCCGCACGATAATTCCCTTCCCATTTTTTTGGTCCCCTACGATATAAAAATCGGGTTTCAAAAAAAACAGCTAAATAAATATATTTTGTTTCGGTTTTCAAACTGGGACGGGAAACACCCGTGCGGAATTATCACCGAAACGATTGGACAAGTCGATTGCTTCAAATCATTTTGCAGTTATCAAATGTGGACGCGTAA